ACCGTGACGCGATATGTCAAAACCAGCGCTTTAATTTTGTATACTTTGCCTATTGATTGTGCAAATTCCGTGCTATTTAGTAATGTTATACAAAACATAAGTGTAATCTTTATGACTATTGCACAAGCGACTGAAGATAAAGAACAACGTGAACGATAATATATAATCGAATATATGAATGTATAATATCATATTTGATATTCATTATCATACATAATATATAATAACTGCATGAAGGCAAAGCATACTAAACAGATACACTTTATCAAACTAAAACATACAATTGAAGTATACAATTCAGATAATGAATACCATTTTAGTATATGATTATTGTATGCAGTGATGGTATATGTTTACTGATATAGTATACTTTACTATGATAACATACTACTATTATACTTAACTAAAGTATATCATAGTTGTATACGTTCACTCTATACTATACTATAACAGTACACATTGACACATTAAATGTATACTATATAAGTATATAATAAACGTATACTATATAAGTATATAATAAATGTATACTATATAGGTATACATTGAAGGAAGGAAGGGAACGAGTGAATAGATATGCAAGATGATAAATAAAGAGAAGGTGACAAGGTGATGAAGAGGAAGGATGGGGGAAGGTGGTTACAATGTTATGAGATGTAGAGATGGAAACTATATAGCGGGGAGATGGAGATTATATGTGAGGTTAAGTGAGGGGGAAAGTGCGGAGTTTATACCAGAAAAGAAAAAAATCGTAATATACACGCGCGAGAAGTTGCAAAAACAAGGCTTTTCCAGTTGTTGCCATATTCCTGATATTCCGATAGGTTTAGTAGGAATTGCTTTATATCCCATCTTTTCTATAGGAATATAGGGGGGAGGGTATCAGATTTACCATATAATCACAATTATACGGTGCTGATTGGTAACATTTTCCATTCTGAAGAAGGGGTAATTTCTGGATGAAGAACCATTTTTTGGAACTTTTTTCGGTATTAGTCCTCACCATCACACCACCCCTAATCACTCCCATTTCCACCATATTTTACCACCCCTTTCCTACCATTTTCCTTCCATTCACCCCTCTTCCTCACCCATCCACCAGCCTTCCCTTTCCCTGCTCCAATCCGTCAAATTCACCATTTTCAACCCTTCAAATTTCTTAATTTTAGCACCTTAAAATTCCGTCACATTTTTATAGGGAGTTTTCGCCTATCTTCGCACATTTTTATAGCGACTTCAAAAAAGTTAATAAAATGTTTACAATTTATTCATATTGCTGTAATAAGTTTATGATAGTGTTATAATATGTGTTAAAATATACCAAAATAGTATATATTCAGATTACGTTAATTTACGTTGTTTTAACAACAAAAATATACCTAAAATTATCCGTGATTTTTCGTTAGTTTTAAGGAGTGGTAGAACCGTTAAGAATTTTTGGACAAAAAATGTCTATATAAATAGCCCCATTAGTATATGGTTTTTTTGTCCAAAAATTATTTACGATAGTAATTTACAAAGTGACGAAAGCAATCGTTGCTCGGAGAGTGACGATGAAAGATTGGAAAGCCGTAGGCTTTTCTATCTTGAATAAGGAACAGTATAGATTAACGCGATTTTACAATCTTATGTCCAAAAATTAAAGGAGTGGTTTTATGCCAAAAAAGACGAAATCAGCATTATCAAACAAGACCTCAGAAGAGATTGAAATTTTTCAATATTTGTTGAAGCAACATTTGAATCAGCCAATGAGTTATAAAGAGTTATGTGAAGCTATTGATTTGCCGATTAAAAGTAGCAATTCAAAAACCAAACAGCTAAACGAACTTGAAATGTTCTGCGCCATTAAGAAGTTATCTTCTCCTACCAGATATGTTATCACAGAAGTATATGAAGAAGTTATGCCGTTCTTTAAGGCGTTCAATAAAAGTTCTGAAATGCAATTAGTGTTTGAAGGATGTTTGTATCAAGAGTTTTATAACAATAATTGCCAGCCGATTTATCTATCTTCTATGCAACTGCTGAAGCTGTTTACTCAAATTAACGATAACTTCTCTTTTGCTTATAATGATGAGAAGATGGAAGAAGTCAGCAAAAAGACAAGTGTTGATTATACCTATATGCCAACCATTGCTAAAAGAGTTTATATTTTCTTGAAAGACTGGGCTGATAGAATGGTAGCCAACATGGTCAAAAGGTCAGCTATTGACGTTCAATATGGCTATCGGCTATATAGAGTTATTGAAGTAAAGGGTAAAGCAATACACCAAACAAAAGATATTCCTGTAGGTACTGACGAGCACAAGCAGTGCATGGCAATCTATGAGAACAATATTGTCAAGTTCTTCGGGCGAAACTGGAATGGTGGCTGGGTCGATAACGCTCTTTGGAATAGTTTTCAAAAAGCTGTTAATGCTGATATTCAAAAATTGTATGATGACGAGTGGAAAGAAATGAAGCGTGTCAAGGTATATTCGCCGTCTACTGCTGATAGAGTTAGAGCCAATCTATTAGATATAAGTCAGACCTTGTGCGGTTCTAATCTAATTAACGAAGAAACAAAACATCGTATTCTCAATAAGTCGCACTCTGGTATTGATTATACCAAAGATAAGCAGGGGAATATAACTGATACTGGTATCACCATCTTTCAGAAAGAGCAGTTTGTTAAAATTAACATTGACTTGCATCCACCCATTTCCTTTAGAAATATTCTATATAAGCAAGATTAAAGCAAAAGAAAAAGACCTTGATATTACTCAAGGTCTTTGTTGTTAAGTTGTTTCAAGTGTTCCTATTTGAAAAGAAGAAATATGACTATTTACTTCGTTATCAGCCATAGTAAACTTTAATTTATAATTATCTCCATAATCGAAATAGCAACTAATCGCTACTCTATATCCAGAAATACCATAATTATTTTTGATATGAAAATAAAAACTGGGTGTTGTAGTTTCCGTATTATAAAACGGCAAACTATCTAAAGCAATTAACACAATATCGTTGCTATCATCTATAGCTCGTAAATAATGCGTTCTGCGTATTTCATTAGGAATTGTTAATTCATTATAAATCGAAGTAAATTTATAATTGTTGTTTATTTTAAATACTAAACTTCCTTCAGTCTTTTCCTGCTTTCCAGCAACAATAGCATCCATCAGCAATCACCACCTTTCGGCGGTCGATTACTTAACCAATGCCCCCCCCAAGTGGCGAGGTAGTTTGATAATGCTAAATGTTCTCATAGGGAACACTCCTTCTCTTAGTCTATTACCATTATTTCAACTTCAACTCTGGGACGCTTTGGGTCAACTTGAAACTCGTGTTCAAAACCTATCACGTTCTTCCAGCCGTCATTATCAATGATATGAAACCTAACCAAAGCATCTTCGATAACTTTCATTCCAAAAGAGCATATATTTGACTTATCTCGTGCCTGATTAGGCTCATACCAATGATATATGATATAAACGCTTAAATGCTCCAAGCTATCTAAAGGCTTGAAATATCGCTTTATCTTGTTTTCCCAAGATTGCTTAAAACTCTGAGCAGTTGAACTTCCTTGATAGCATTGAGCAATATAAGTGTTAAGCGAAGGTAAAATAAACGGTATTGTGATTTTATATGAATTATCTTTAAGATGAACGCAATCAGAGCGATGGCTCATCATCATTCTCCTTATTCAGCAAGTTCTCTATCATCTTCATGTACTTCAGCTTCATCAGTTGGCGCTTCTTCTGCGTTCTTATCTTCAATAGTAAGCATTAGCTTAACATACTTGCCATCTTCGCGCTTCCACTGATAACCACTGCCCTTATCTTCATTCTCAATCTGAGCAAAAAGATAATCGCGTACAGCTTGGATAGCTTCAGAAGTCATGTCATATGGGTCTACCCACTTATCGTTTTCTACTGTACCACCGACAATTACTGGAATAGTCTTATCTTCGTTATTGATGGAAGTACAAATTAGCTTAAATTCCTGCTTGGTTTCTTCGGCAATCTTCTTCTTAGCCATAGTAATTTTTCCTTTATGTTAATTCTTTTTATGGATATTTCTCATTCGTTCAGCCATCTGCGCCTTTTGTTCTTCAGTGAACTCGCGCTTAATTGGTGGCTTCGGCGCTCTAAACCAGCTTAGTGGCACATGAGCGTAAATATAATTGCCATCATCTTTGACGATAGTTACTTCATCTGGATGACTTTCAGCCAGCTTACGAAGTTGGTTCACAAACTTACGTTCGCTTGTTCCATATTCCATATATTCATGGTCACTATCGCGCAAGATGCTTGTTTCAAAATTATACTTAGCCATTAGCAACTTCCTTTTTTTCAGAAACTACCACGTTGTATGTGCCACACTGACACTTCTTGCCACATCCTTGACACTTATCTTTCTTGGTGAAAGCATATAGCTTATCAGCCAGCATATTGTTGGCGCAAGCGGAGCATAGAATCATTCTCATAATTAAAACCTCTTTTCATCAAGACAAATATTGTTATTATTATCGGCTTTTAGCGTGCCAGTAATATCTTGTGGAGCATTGTAAATCTTAACATCTTCTGCTGTGCCAGTAACAGCTTCGCAAGGATAATGCGGTGTAGGAATGCATGGCATATTATCCAGCGGGTCAGCGATTGTCTGTGGTTTGAAGTGTTGAATTGGTTTCTTATTTTTGGCTTCAAGATAATCAATCAACTTGGCGAGATACCATTGCGCTTTCCGAACATCCTCAAGTCCGTTCTTAGCTTCGTACCTCCAAAGATACTTGATTACATTTGCCACACATACAGCTTCAAGCCCAGTCTTATTTACCGTTGCTGATTCAATAGCGTCAATACATTCGACTTTACCTTGCTTATAGTGCGAAGGGTTGATAGCGTCTGCCATAGCTTAGACCTCCTTATGTCTTTGTTTTTATTGTATCACAATTTAAGCAAAAAGTCAATAATTAAATTGTGAACAAATTGTTAATAAAGTTAATCTTCGTCTGGTGCATATTCATCATCGACATACCAAATATCAACTTTGAAATAATCTTTAAGAGCGTCAATAGCTTGCCGTGGCGTGATTGCGAAAAATTCTCTGTCTTTGTTTACTCTTTGTGCATCAAAATATTTGTGCATTGCTGATTCAAGTTCAAAGCAATCATCGGAGAATACGAAGCAATGAGCCTTAAAGGGAATAGGTAAGCTGGAACTGGACAGTTCTCGAACTCGCGTCCACGGCGACTCTCTCCTGCTCACGCCTACCTTCACAAGATTAGGAAGGCTTGGAGAAGAAATAACATAAAGCCATCCAGACTTAGTGTTAGTAAGGCGATAATCAGCATCAGCCATACGCTTGTCAATATCAGCGATTTTTTCTTTAATGCTTTCGCGTTCTTCGTCTGTCAGAGCCTTATCAAAAGCAATATCCATAGCTTTCTTTTCTTCTTCCAACTTTTTCTTTAAGCGATTCATTTCAATGATAAGCTGTTCTTGCTCTTTGAGTCTACGCTTTTGTTCGCGCTGTTCTTTACGCTGTTTTTCTTTAGCCAACTTTAAGTCAAGATACAATCGAATTAGCTTTTTGCACAGCGCATGATATTCATAATTGATAGCTGTGCCAAGAGTGTCCGCACGTTTGTTAAGACGATTATAAGTATTGTCTAACAGTTCAATCGTGCGTGAATAATTATTCTCTGTGATAGCTTTCTTTTTCTTTTCAAAGTAATTGTTATATGCTCCAAGCAAGTTATTACTGTACTCTTTCTGCATTTTTGCGCCTTGAGTAACGCTATTGTTTAGAGTATAAGTACGAATAATCTTGCATACAGTTGCATTATTATACATTTTTGCGATGTCGCTTTCAACAGCAACAATCTTCTTAGTAATTTCTTCGTTATTGGTGTCCAATGGCGTATATTCCAGACCCATATCTTGCATTTCTACATAGCCGTTTAGAGCGCCAGTGGCAGACTGTAATTCTTCAAGATGTTGGAGTTCGGACATGACCTTGTTTTCAGTATCAGTCTTTAACCGTTCTTGGTCGGCAATATCGTGAAGCAATAAGTTTCGGCGTATTTCAAGGCTTTGGACTTCTTCAGCAAGAGCGTCACGCTTAAATAGCACATCAAACAATCCCATGATAATTACTCCTTTACGATTTCTTAAAGACAGTGTAACACAGCATTGGCTTGAAGTCAATAGTAATCATTGGCTAAAGTGCGAAATTTTTTATTTGAGTGGCAAGGGTGGTGAAAAGTTATCTGCGGAAAAGTAAGAAGGAAAATTGTAGCCGAAAGCAAAGGAAACAGCTGTTGTGTAAGAGAAACAAGTGAAGGGGTTGACAAAAGTGTAGAAGAGCGGTATAATTAAAGCGCAGAAATTGGCAAGTTTGGCTAAACCGAAACGAACCTTTTCTTTTATTTAATTTTCTTTTAGTTATAAAAAACCATTTTATCTATATATAAGTCCTGCTTACGCAGTCCTTATATATATCTAAAGCCGTCATTTTATAACTAAAAGAAAATTTTCTTAATTACTTTAGTAATTTAGTATGTTAAAGTGTATACGCAGTTAATCTCTGATTAACGTAGTACATATATATTATAATATATTTATATATTATAATCGCGCGCGCGTAGCACATATTTGTTAAAAAGTCAAGACCTAAATTGTAAATAATTTGTGAATAAAATATGAACGGAGTATGACTTGACTTTTTTGTAAAAATGTGCTACAATAGTTATAATAAATAATAGAACCGAGGTGAGAAAAATGGCTTGGACAGAAATGAGTTATAACAGAATTTTTTTTGATGACACACTTGACGAAGATACAATTCGTCATAAGAGGTCATTAAGTGAATCATATACTTTGCGCTTACAGAAACGACAAGAGATGGAAAGTAAGCGTCAAGAGCGGCTAAAGAAGAAGTACAAGGGTGAGCAACAATGAGCCTAACAAATCAAATTCATGCTTATTCGGTGGGTACGGACGCATTTTATGATGAATCTGAGCAATTTATTCATAAGCGTTTATTGAAACTGTATAAGCTACGAGCAGTTAATCGCAAGTATAAAGAAAAAGAAACTGAATATTCATGGGGCACAGCGTGTATCAATCGAGTAATTAAGAAAGAAAAAGAACAACTTGAGCAATTACTCAATAAGCGTTTGGAAAGTACCGAACCACGCACAATGAATCCAGAAGTTTTGAAGGATAAAAATGTTATTTCATTGTTTGTTAGTTCGCTTACTCGTGCTATTGGAATTGAACGCAATCAGTTGTCTGAAGATATTTTTGTTATCAGCGTTTATTTCTTTCAAGTATTTCATAACATTGTTCGTGATGGGTTTATATACAACGGAGAAAAATATATTTTTCTTACGGCTTCAGCAGGGCAAATCCGTCAAAAAAAGGCAGTTTTTATAAAAGAATCAACTTTTAATCGTATTAAGATGCGAATGATGTGCGGACTAACCGTTGAAGAAATTAACGAAGCTGGTGGCACAAATGAGAATAAGTTTCTTGCTTATCTCGCTCTTGGCAATTCTGCTACAGACGTTTGGGAAGATTTTGATATTGATAAGTCGATTGTAGTTGATGATTTTGAAACAGAAATTCAAACTGAAGTTGACCACATTTCTGCTGATTATAGCATTAAGCGTGAAGTTACTGGTACAGTAATTCCTCACATGGATGGTTGCGGAATAATGTTGGATAAGCCCACAAGAATGGTTCGCGCTCCGTGGGTTAAGGGTTTGCTTGTGTATTTTCCTTTTGACAAGTTTATTCAAGAAAAATGTGGTGGAAAAGCAATAGTAACTGATATTTACGGTCAAGACCATGATATTCTTGCTGAAGATATTCGATATATTTTCACAAAAAGCCAGTTTAAGATGTATAAGTTTTATCAATCATGGGAAGATTACAAGCAAAAGTTTAAGCAATATAGTTGTGAAGTGTGCTATTGTAACATGGAAGAACAAGATATTCCTCGCGCCAGAATCAATTATCAGATGCTTCAAACGCTTACTGATATGACCGATGAAGAAATTGCTACATTGACCAAAGAAACAGTTGAAGAAATTGAAGCTATTGGTAATGATTTTCAAACTTCTATGAAATTGATTGGCGCAACTTCATACAACAAAAATCCAAGTTATGTGCAAGAAGCGTTAATGATTTATCCAGAACTTATGCGTGACCAGTATAGCCGTGATATTTTGAAAGAAACTAAAAAGAGTTTGATTAAGCAAGCAAAGTCAGGGCGTTTAAGAGTGAATGGTAAGTATCTCTTTTTATCTCCTGACCTATACGCATTTTGTGAATGGTTGTTTCTTGATGAAGCGAACCCAAAGGGATTGCTTCAAGATGGTGAAGTGTTTACTACGCAGTTTAGTAACGGTGATGAAGTTGCTTGTTTGAGAAGCCCACATTTGTATCGTGAATGGGCGATTCGCAAAAATGTAAAGAATGAAGATTTGAACAAGTGGTTTGGGGAAACGAAATGTGTGTATACCAGTTGTCATGATTTGATTTCAAGGATTCTTCAATTTGATGTGGACGGAGACAAAAGTTTGGTCATTAAAGACAAATTGTTGACTTCTATAGCAAAACGTAATATGGAAGGAATTTGCACACTTTCTTATGATTTGAAGAAAGCAAAGGTTGGCGCTATCTCTCCTGATAATATTTACCATAGTATGACCAAGGCTTATACAGGTGGTAATATTGGTGTAATTAGTAATCAGATTACAAAAGTATGGAATAGTCCTAATTTAACAAAGGACTATGATAACGCTCTAAAGACAGTAAAGTTGTTTACTTATATCAATAATCAAGTTATTGACTATGCTAAGACGCTGTGGAAAGTTGACCCACCTTTTGAAGTTGAAGAAATGATGAAACGATATACCAAAGCAAAGCCGCCATATTTTTTCATTTATGCCAAAGATAAGAAAAAATCACAAGTAGAACCACCAAACAATTCTACCATGAATCGTATTTGCCAGTCAATCCCAAATAATCGAGTTAAGTTTGTGAAAATGTGTGATAATTTTGATTATCGTATGTTGATGAATCTTGATTATGGTTTTAGTATTAGTGAAGATAATCAGATAGTTGAAAGATATAACTATTGGAATCGACACCAATATTTGTTTAATACTGAAGCCGAAAACGCAAAGCAGGAAGATATGTATATGTTTCAACAAATTCGTAAACATATTCTTGAAGAAACCAATGAAGATATTAACGTGGTAGTTAATACGTTGGTTATGTATCTTTACACCATTAAGACAAATAACATGAAGAAAACATTATGGGCTTCTTTTGGCGACATACTTGTTGAAAATTTGAAAAAGAATACAGCAAGTCTTGGTAAGGTTTGTGAAGAATGCGGAGATAGATTTATTTCATTGCAAAGCAATCATCGGTTTTGTTCTGACGAATGTTGTAAGAAAGCAAGAGCTAAAAGGTTAAAGCAAAAGCGCAAGTTTTGTACGCTCGTTCAGAGCGAAAAAGTTACAAATATCGAAGATATTTCTCAAAATAAACAAAATAGCATAGATTAAAATTGCAAAAACACATTTTATCTTTTTTGAAAGTGTTCCTATTATGGAGAGAAATACGGGATTCCTCCGATGGGTGGGTATATAAATTGGGGTTTAGCCCACCCATTGAGGAATCATCAACGAAAGGAAAATAACAATGGAACGACAGGAAACGCAGTCTTATCTTGCTTTCGTTGAAGAAGCAACTAAGGCTCTGCAAAACGATGAAATTTCTTACACTGAATGGTGTAAAGCGATTGTTGGTGAAAAGATTTATTCTGACGAAACCCTAAGACGATGCGCTGTGTTGTTTGGCGAATTTTTAGAGCGACTTGACGAAGATGAGATTAAAACTCTAAATGATGAAGATAGAGTTAATCGTCTTATTGAAGCAAAAGAAGAATTAGTTAAGGAACGGAAGAAAATTCAAAGCGCCAATCTTGAACACCAAGAATATTATCGCAAGGTTGCTCGGCACGAACTTCTTGACGAAATGATTGTAGACGCAATTAAGCGTCTTGAACCAGTTAAAATTAAACACGAGCATTTTACCAAACCTTCTAAAAGCACGGGCGTTCTTGTGCTTGCTGATGAGCATTTTGATTCTACGTTTGTCCTTAAAGGATTGAATGGCGAAATTATCAATGCTTATGATAAGGAAATTTTTAAGGAACGTATGTGGCGATTGCTTTCTATGATTGAAGCTGACAATTTTGGCTATGATGAACTGCTGATTGTGAGTTGCGGGGACGCAATCGAGAATGTCCTCCGCATGGGTAGTTTGCAAAAGTTACGTTCTAATGTTGTAGACGCAGTTATTGAATTTTCTGAGTTTATGTCACAATGGCTTGTTGCGGTTCAAGAAAAGCTGAAAGTTCCAGTGAAATTTGCTATTATTTCTGGCAATCACGATGTTAATAGAATTTTAACTCAGCCAGCCGTATTCCCAGAAGAAACGTTTGCTAAGATTATTCATAAGTTTATTGAAATGCGTCTTGAAGGGTGTAAACCAGATATTACAGTAGAACCATATGGCGATGTATACTTTACTTGTTTATATGGTAATAATCTGCTGTTTGCTCATGGCGAAACAAATAATCTTATTGAACTGGCAAATTATTATGAGAATTTCTATGATATTCAGATTGATTGCTTGTATGCTGGTCATCTTCATAGAAGCGAAACTAAGCCAGCGGGTGTTGGTTATATGGGCGACCGCGAAGTGATTCGTGTACCGTCTACCGTAGGCACTGACCCATATGCCAAGAGTATTCAAAAGCATAGTCGTGCTGGCGTTTACTTTGCCGTGTATAATGAAAACGGCAGAGATTTAAGCAAAATTTATTATTTGAATTAAACAAAGTAATCTGGCATAGGATATGTCAGATTGTAGAATAAACAACGTAAGGAGGTCACTACTTTTGTCCACTTGTGAAATTTTCACTAAAGCATGAAAGGAGTTGGTCTTGGGCGTAAGCCCTATCTCGGTGTAAGTCGTTCTTCGACACGATACTGCACAGCGTTGGAAAAATAGGGCGGGAGCAATAGTTCCTGCCCTTGTTATTTTGAAAGAAAGGAAAATTTGAAATGGCAACTACGCCCCCAAAACAGTTACGCAGAACCGACCGATGTTGTCCTATTTGCGGAACTGTTAAGTTAGCGAACTATTTCAATGAAAGTCCTGCCCCATATCACGATAAGTATATTCCTATTTGCCGTAACTGTTGTAATATATTGTTAAAGAGATATATTGCTGAAACGAAAAGTGAAGCCGCAGGCTTGTGGTTACTGTTAGCCCAAGTAAATATTCCATTTATCAATGAAATTTATGAGAAAGCTATTCTTAGGCTTCAAGACGCTTCTACAAAGAAGCCAAGTTTATTTGTGACATATCTTAGTTTTATGGCACAATGGAATGAACCGTATACTGGTTTTTTGCAGTCTACTAATATGCTGACTGATTTTCTAAAGACGGTTGAAGTAGAAGCGGAAAAAATTCGCACTGAACAAAAACCGCTGAAGAATATGAAGGAAGAAATTGAGAAGTGGGGCAAATTTACAGGAGTTGACGGTAAGATTGACAGAGATTCTTATGATTTTTTGAACAGAACCTTTGATGAATATACCGCCGATATTCTTGAAATGGACACTAACTTAATGAATCGTTACCGCGATTTGTGCAAATGCGAATTGCGTTTGCGTAAAGCTAATGAATCGGGTGACGGTGCTGAGATTAGTAAAGCACAAGATGCTTTGAATAAGCAATTGGCTTTGCTTAAATTAAATGATTTTCAGTCTAAAAACATTAGCGATGAGCAGAAGGCTTTTGAAAAGAAAGTCGCTATGATTGAATATAGTAAACCTGCTGAGTGTGAAGATTTACAGAAATATCTTGACATGGTAGGTTACGAGAAAGAAAAAGCAATGCTAAAGCGTTCTCTTAGAAATGCTGTAACTGGTTCTCGTGAATATCCTGATGTAACATTGCAGGAGGGATAATATGGGAAATAGCTTACCAGCTATGGGTGGCATTCGCCGTAAGTTTATGGCGAAAGAACTCCGAGGGACAGTTAGCGGTGCTGATTTACTTGAAAAAGAGCAAGAAGAAAAAGTAATTGAATGGGACACATTATTTAGACGTAATTGGGATATATACGCAGAGTTTTATCTTGGTATTGGTCTAAAGCCATATCAGCGTGAAGCGTTGCATGAGATTGGCACATCCGATGTGTTCTTTTGGCGTGCTGGGCGTGGTGGCGCAAAGTCGTTTATTACCGCTCTTGCCGCAATTTGTAAACTGATGCTTTACCCAAATTGTTGGATTGTTGTTACTGCTTCTACCATTGACCAAGCAAACAAAATTGTAGAAGATAAGATATTAAGCGAATTGGTTAAAAAATTATCACCATATTTGCTGTATCTTTATGAAAAGCAGTGGCTTGTTATTACTAAGCCACAAGACGGTTATAAGATTGAAAACACGCTGAACAATAGTGTATTGCGTGTTCTTGCTCCTGTTGAGTCCAGTCGTGGTGTGCGTTCAAACTTCACAATTTATGACGAAGTTGCTATTATGAAGAAGGCGAGTATCGACCAAATCTTTGATGGTATGCTTTATCCGCGCCAACCAGTATTTTTGAACAACAATCCAGAATATGCAAACAACCCACGTTGGCTTGAAGAATCAAAGGCTATTTATCTAACTTCTTCCAAATATAAATATCAATGGTGGTATGGACTTTGGAAGGAATGTGTTAAAGGCTGGTTTGACGATAAAAAGACAGTGTTCAATGTTTTCGCTTCAGACTTTTTCGATAATATTGATAACGGTCTAAAGACATGGGGCGACTATCGCCGTGCTAAAAAGACTACAGAAGAATTTTCTTTCCGTATGGAGTATCTTAATGAAGCGATAGGCGAAAATGAGCACGCTTATTTTACTATCCAGCAATTCAAAGAAAACCAAACGCTTGAAAAAGCATTTGTTCCTCCAACAAATATCGAAGTTATAACTCAAACCGCGCCTTACAATCCACCGAAGGGCGAAGATGAAGTGCGTTTGATTCTTGTTGACTACGCATTTGCTAATACAGTAAAGGGTGCTGGTCGAAAAGCAAACGATAATACAATTATTATTTGTATGTCTTTGCACTGGAAAGAGAATCATTTTGAACGTCACGTTGATTATATTCAAGGTTGGGAGGCTTCTGATTCTACTGGTGCAGTAAATCGTATTCGTGAATTATATTGGGATGAACATTATTGTCCTCTCCTATGGTAACATAGGAGTAATAAATCTACTTAACTGCTGGAATATCCTTAGAGCTATATTGACTACAACATAAGGATGAAATATGCCTAAATGTGAATGTTTGAAAACAATATAGATTGGACAATCAGCAACCAAGGCTCGAACAGAGCAAGGCTCAACGACCATCCCGTAAGGGAGTAGGGGCAAGTGCCCCGAAGTAGTAGACTTCCAGAAATGGAAGAAGATATGGTCTATTCTTCATAGAAATATGAAGGCGAAAGCAGACAAGAATAACGAACTTGTTTACAGAATATAACAGGGAGACAGGGAGTAGCTACCTTTCTGATTTACTGCAATAATGAAGATTATCCCTATTATATATTAACTTTTTTGCAGAAAGGTTAATAAGTGATATGAAATGTTATGAAATTAAGCACAATAAGAAATTTCGATACTCTTGTGTTTATTTATGGACAAATTTAATCAATAACAAAAAGTATGTAGGTCAAACACAAGACCTTGGAGAACGATTTGTTAAATATAATCAAAATGATTTTAATGATTATATGAAAAAAGCTGTAAATAAATATGGAATAGATAATTTTGAAATAACAATTCTTGAAAAAGACGTTCCTAAAGAGAAGTTGAATGAACGAGAACAATATTGGATGGATTATTTTCAGTCTTATAATTCTGATTATGGATATAATATTTGCAAAATCGCAGGTAGCTGTCGCGGTGTGAAAAGAAGCGAAGAATATAAGCAAGCGTGTTCCGAGAGAATGCTTGATAGAATAGCTAATGGCGAAACAATTTGGCTTGGCAGAACTCATTCAAAAGAAACAAAAGAACTAATGTCTGAGAAAGCTATGCAATTACATGAAAATCATCCTGAAATTTGGTCTAATCATCATAAATATACAGAAGAAGAAAAACAAGCAACTTCTGAATTTTTCAAAGAATATTGGAAAACTCATGAGCATTCTTGGAAGGGTAAAAATCATACACCCGAAACAAAGAAGAAAATGAGCGAAGCAATGAACAAAAACCCGAATAGGAACAGAAGAATGAGAAAAGTTGAATGTTACACTTTAGAAGGAGACTATATTTGTACTTATGTTTCCGCTTCTGAAGCCGCAAGAAGTATCGGGCATCCGAAAGGTGCTACTCCTATTCTTAGATGTGCTAAAGGCTATGAAAATTCAGCATACGGATTCAAATGGAAAGATGCTGGATTATATCACGAATCTGATAATATATAAGTATAATGCTGACTATATTGTTGATGACCAACAATCTGGTGGCGAAGTAATTTATAATTTATTTACTCAACCTTGGGAGCATCCAGAAAGAGGGCGAGCATGGAATAGTCATGGTTTTACTATCAGTGATAAAACTGAATATGTTTCAGCAGTAGCTATTGATAGCAAAATTGAAGATTATAAAATGCGTACAGTTGACCCACACGCTATTCCTTGTATTATTCCTGTTAAGGGTTCTTCAACACTTAACGATATTGTGTGGAAAGAGATGCGCCGTCAGCTTGAGTATGGTAATGTTAAATTCTTGATTGACACTAATGATTTCCAAGAAACTTTAGTTGACAATGGCGAATATTTCAAAATGACTTCTGAACAGTATGGCGTTGCTTGTGCTCCATACAATCACACAGAAGAATTGATAAAAGAAGCAGTAAACCTTAAAGCTGAGTTTAAGCAAGATAAGGTACGTCTTTCTGAGCCACTAAATGGTACAAAAGACCGTATTGTTGCTTTAGCCTATGGTAATTATATTGCTACTTTAATTGAAAACAGATGGAATAAAGATATAGCACAAGATGAATTTGATATTGATTCAATTCAGCTTGTATGGTGATTATTAAAGAAAGGAGGATTTGATTGGCAGATTCTATTTCAAAACAGGACGTACAGGACGTCATTGATTTTGCACAAGCTATTGCCGCTATGTCAGGCGAATACGGTATGTATTCTCCAATGATGAGCAACCAACTATTGCAAAATCTAAACAATAATCCTCGTATTCCTTCACTTGAATCTATTCAACAAGCATTGTCATCTTATAAAGAAGATGCTGGCACGTTGCAATCCTTTATGGATTTTATGAATAACTATGATATGGTATTTAAGCGTACTCTATATAGTTATGCAAATGTGCTTGCTTTTGACTTGTCTATGACTTGTACTAATGCTTATTCTCAGCAAGATTACAATTCTAAAGAATATGAAGAAGATAAGAAGCGAGTATATGATTTTCTGGATAAATTTAAGTATAAAGACGAGTTTAGAAAATGTGTAGTTGAAGTTCTACTACATGGTGTTTACTTTACTTGGTTTAGAAAGACTAAGTGGAAGAATCAAGGTATGAAATATGCGCTACAAATAATGCCACAACAATACTGTATGCTTACTGGGTATTGGGAAAAGGGCTTGTTATATGACTTTGATTATAGCTATTTCTTAAATCCCGGTGTTGATATTGAAGGTTTTGACCCTTCTATGGCTAAGATGTATCGTCAAATGTTTATTGACGGCGATGGCAGATTATATAATTATCGTCCTACCCAACCGTTAAATAAACGTACTGGTAAATATGCTTATTGGGGACAGACTTCCCCCGAGGACGGGTCTTGGGTTTTTAAGCAAAATCCAGAGAACTTTAATACTACTCCATATCTTTCTCCTTTCTTGAAAGACGCTATTACTTCTGCCGAAATCCAGAAGCTACAGCGAGATAAGGATATTATTAGTGCTTCGGCTATTCTTGCGGGTGAGATTCGATTATTCGATAGTGCAAAATCTCAAAAGGCTAACCAATTTGCTATTGACCCAAAAACCCTTGGCGGTTTTATGGCAAAGGCAAAAGCTGGTCTTGGCAGTTTGCTAAAGATTGCGGCACTGCCGCTTGAAAACACCAAATTCTATCAGTTTGTTGATAGCAATAGCGATATGTATGAAAATACGCTTGCTACTACTGCTGGCGTTGGTTCTGGTATCAGTCGTGTTATTTATTCGTCTGACCGAATGAGTAATGCTGAAATTGAAGCAGGTATTATTGACCAATATAATACTATGAAGCCACTGTATTATCAATTTGAGAATTTTCTTGATTTCTTTGTTAATAAGTTGACAAAGAAGTATAAATTCCACTTTACTTTTGATGGGTGTTCTTATCCATTTGAACGTGAAAAGCGATTTGATAAACTGACTAAGATGGCTGATAAAGGTTTGGTTATGAATGCTTCACAGTGGGCTTCAGCTATTGGTGTTGAACCACAAGTGTTTGAACGTAGCCTTGCGGAAAGTAAGTACACGGGCTGGGTTGAAGAATATAGCCAGTTGCTTATGAACGTTAATACGGCTAATGCTGGTAGTGCTGGTGAAAGTGGCAGACCCAAGAAAGAAGATGGAGATTTGTCCGAATCGGGCGAATTGAATAGAGATAGTGAGGAAGGTATCTAATGATTGTAACACAAAAAACACAAGATGCTGTTGAACAGCTTATTGGTCAAGCATTCTTTATGAATCGCAAGATTGACCGTATGGTTAGTGTGCTGGGTGTTAAATTTGCTTATAATAATACAGCTAATTTAATTCATCTTAATATTGCTCATTATTTTCCGATTTTGGCAGATATTTTGGGCGAAAAATGTCTCGAACGCTATAATATTCCAGTATACTATCCTGCTACACCAGACGGTAAAGAAGATTATCAGTCTGTAAGCGATATTATTCATCGTCTTAAAGAACTATTACTTGAGTATCAAACTATGCTTATGGGTGCTTGTAAGGTAGCTATGTCTAATAATGATATTCATGTTTATGCTGACCTTTTAGACGTTCTGGAAGATTATAATAAATTCCCAGAACAAGGCATTTTGCTTGCTGATAAGATTGACCTTTATGGTGATAATCCAAGTTATGATATTCATGTTTATAAATTCTGGATTTTAGGAGAAAAGTAATATGGTACGCATTGGAACTCCGTCACAACCTGATAAGTATTTTAGCACGGATAACTCTGAAGATATTCTAAAGATTCATCAAGCAGGTTATCCACCTGAGTGGCGAGAATTAGATGGAACTTGCTATTGGCGTATTACTAATAAGTTGATTAAGGCGTTAAAGAAACATAATATCGACCTTTAAGCCTTGATATAATCTTAAAATAGAAGGAGGCGAGTCAGAATATTGGAAAAGAAATATACTTTTGCGGTAGATGATATTCAGCGTATTCAAGCTGATGATTATGCAGAAGATGAGTTTTGTTTGGCGCGTCTTGGTTTTCTAAGCACACGCCCTAATGCTCATGGACTAATTATTTCTGAAGAAGTGCTTCGTGAATCTGCGCCAACCATTCTTAATAAATGGCTTGTGGCAGATATGACCGCAGTATATGACGCTTCTACTCACACTGATAAAGAACAAATTGTCGGGCGTATTCCAGACAATCAAGAAGTAGAATTTGTTGAAGATGAGGACGGTTATCTACGAGCGTATGTAGATGTAGTTATTAGTAAAATCTACGCTAAGAATTTCTGTGAAATGTTTGAACGGAATAATAATCGTTCAGTCAGTGTAGAGATGATGACTTGGGGAACTGAAGAAAATGAAAATGACCTTGTGGGCTTTCGTATCGTAGGCTGTACTGTTTTGGGTCAGTCAGTCAGTCCCAGTTGTCCTCAATCAGATATTACTTTTACACGTTTTTCAGCCGAAGAAGCTGATAGTTTCTTTGCACAAGCTATTGGTGGACTCACCGATTTAACTAAGTTTGTAAATGAAAGGAAACGCGCTATGGCTGATAAATCTTACAAAGTAGATAAGTCTAAAGAAGCTATGTCAGATGATGATTGGGGTTCTGTTGATAAGGCTTCAATGCGTGATAAGATTATGGACGCTTCTAACAAATCCAGTCTTGTAAAATCAGTTTACGCATTGGTTGAAAGTGGATGGGAAGAAGCTCCGTCTGAAAAGTTAAAATATCCGCTAATGCAGTTAAAGGGCGACACGTTTGTTTATAATCGTGGTGCGCTATCTTCTGCGCTTGGATATGCTAAAAAAGAAGAAGAAACCGCAGTAGTTTCTAAAATTGAAAAAATTTATAAGAAACTTGGTCTTGACTCTGAAGGAAAGGAGGAAAAGAAAATGTCTAAGGAAATTGAATTTGCCGCTGTTGACATTGGCAACCTATGGAGCGCTCTGCGTTCTGCTATGAGTGACCATTCTTGGTATTACTATATTGACGGTATCTATGAAGAGGATAATCAAAAGTTTGCTATTATTGTTGATGATAGTGACGTAATTAAGAAGTATCGTCTTGATTTTAATTATACAGAAGATGGTCTAACTGTCGCTGACGAAATCACCGAAGTAAAGGTTGATTTTGTTCCTACTGAGAACATAAAGAAGTTTGCCGAGCCAGAGAATGCTGAAGAAGTCAAAAAGTGCGCCGAGCCTGAGAAAAAGGAAGGCGATGATGGCTCAGAGCCAGCAAAAATGTCTGTAGAAGAAATGGAAAAGAAACTTGCTGAACTCCAAGCTGATGTTGAAGAAAAAGAAAACATCATTATGGAAAAGGATAAGAAGCTATCTGAGCAAGAAGCAGAACTTTCCGACCTTCGTGAGTTCAAGGCTGGTATTGAGAAAGAAAGTCTTTCTAAGGATGTTGAGAAAGTAATGGCAGACGTTAAGGACTTTATTGATAACACTAAGTTTGCCGAACTGCGCGAAGAAGGTCTTGCTTGTGATACTACCAATTTTGATGCGTGGTCTAACAAGGTTAAGGCTACTTGCTTCTCTGCTATTCAGAAGAAGGGTCTAAAGAAGCAGACCAACACTGTTTGGTCTTTCTCTGCACCAACCGAAACTGAACCAAATGTACCGACCGATTTTTGGTCACAAATGAAATCAAAATATAACTAAGTAAAGGAGATTAGATAATTATGGCTATGATTCATGCTATTCTTGATGGTAGTTCTACCATGTACTGGGATAATGACGCTCTAAACATGGCTGGCGTTTGCACTACCACTGACCTCGATAATGGTCAGCTTGTTACCCTAAAGAAGATTAACCGTGTTACTGGCACTGGTGCAGTAGAGGGCTTTGAGTACGAAGTAGTTCCTGCCGGAGCTGGCGCTGATAACGTATGGATTGTTGCGTCCCCAGAAGTAGGTTATGACCTTGAGTCTCAGCTTCACGATGACCCGCGTTACTTCGTCAATCCGAAGGGTAAAGCAATGTCTGTCAAGGCTCTTATGGGTGGCGTAGACGTAATCAAGGTAACTAAGGAAGTATTTGCCGCTAACGCACTTCCTGCCGCTGGTGATGTTGATAAGTTTATTCCTGTTGCCGCTAATGGTAAGTATGGTGCCGTACAGTCAAATGCACCCGCTTCTGGCGCTTATTTCCGTGTAGAAGGCTTTGGTACTTTTACTTGTGGCATGGAAGAAGTACCTGCTGTATACCTTCGTTGTATGAAGAACTATCACTAATTGAAAGGAGAATAGATATATATGATTATGAATCCTGAACTTGTAAAGTTTGCGGCTGATTCTCAGACTGGTTTCTATGATGCCGCTATGCGCTATTTCTGCGATGGCGAAAAGACCGCAGATAACAAGGAACTAATGCACAAGGCTTTTATGGCTGAAGTAGAGCACAAGTCTCACTTCGCTCGTGAAGGTCTTGACGTTAATGCTTGGATTGGCAACCCGTCTGTTTCTTGGGCGGCAATGAGTATCGTTGACTCCACCATCCGTGCAATTATTCCTGTGACTATTCTACCACAGTTTAATCTATTTGCTGATTTCCGTACCCAAGGCTTTGGTGATATTACCAAGTTCACTATTCAGCCACGTTCTTTCTATGTTGTTTCTAAGGGCGGTCGTGCGGAACGTACTTCTTTCCGTCAGAGAAAGTTCAATTCTGATGTTACTCTGACCCCAGAAGAGCACATTATTACTATCTTTGAGAAGATGTACAATGTACTGTCTGGTCGTGTAAACATCGCTGACTTCATGGCATGGGTAATGCTGTCTGTTCAGACCGAGATGTACACTGACGCTCTGATTGCTCTAAACGGCGGTCTTGCTACTATTCCAAACGGTTCTTTGAATGTAAATGGCGCATTTGACATGAAAACTCTTGTCAAGATGTGCGAAACTGTTCAGTACCGTAACGGTGGTGTAAAGCCGATTGTTGCTGGGTCTGCAACCGCTCTGATGAACGTACTACCAGATTCTACTTCTGGCTATCGTATGAACGTAGATGGTGAAGGCAATGGTTCTATCGAACTACTCCGCAATATTATGGGTTACACCGTAATGAAGCTGGATAATGCTGTTACCAAGGCTGGCGAACTGGTTCTACCTGATGATAAGATTTATGTTATTAGCCCATCTCAGGATAAGCTACTGAAGGGTGACTTATGCCCTGCTTGTTAAGTGATTAGCAAGTATTTTGCGTTAAATGCTTTGAATCCCTAAAGCCTACAAAACTCAAACAGTAATTGGAAACGATAAGCTGTGTAGTTACGAAAGTAGAAAAAATTTGTAGGATATTCATAAGGTTAAATCCTAAGTGAATGTAAATGGGTCTTTAGCAAGGAATGTCCTAAGTATAATTGACTATTATTGCAAAGTATGCTATAATATATTATATATGGAAAACCTTCAACGATTATCTCCTTATGGGAGAGTAGGCTACAAGCTAATGGTAGTCGAAAAATGCAACTCTTATACATTATAAAATTTTTTAAGAAAGGAGGAAAAATATGTTAGTCCCTAATCAATATATTACTGTTAATTGGCATCCGAGAAATAAAGTACATTTGGAAAGTAAAGGATATATTTACACACACACTGGTCTACCTATTCAAGTTAAAGTTGAAGATATGATGGCAGGTTCAAAATGCAGAGTAAAAGTACAATGCGATTATTGTGGAAAAATATATACCAAGGTATATAAAGATTATTTTGCTCAAAGACAAAACGGAAAAGATTGTTGCGCTAAATGTGCTTCTAAAAAGCGAGGAGAAACCAATCAAGAACTGTATGGCGGTAATGCTCCTGCTTGTTCTCCTAAAGTTGTAGAGAAAATGCAAAAATCTTGTTTAGATAAATATGGCGTTAAAGTGCCTTCTAAATCGTCAAAGGTAAAGGCAAAAATGAGAGAAGTTAATATGGAACGATACGGTTTCCCTGTTCCATGCCAAAATCCAAGTGTACGCGCTAAACTTATTGAAACAAATCAAAAGCGACATGGTGGTAATGGAAGTCAATGCAATCCAGAAGTTCGTAAGAAAACCATGCAATCTTTTATAAAACATGGTACGATTTGTTCTTCTGAACCAGAACGCGAAATGGTTAAAAAATTACAAGCGTTATATGGTTATCAGAATTGCTTTCCACAATATTTGCTTGATAAAATTGTGTTTGATTGTTTGGTTATTGTCAATGGGGTCAAAATTGATGTAGAATTTGATGGAAAATATTGGCATAAAGACAAACACAAAGATATTCGGAGAGATTATTATAGTTTTTCTCAAGGATATAAAGTATTACGCTTTAGTGGGGATAACGATGCACCTACTGAAGAGCAAATTCAACAAGGAATAGACTTTTTGGTGACAACCACTCACCGCCATTTAATTATTGATGTATAAGATGAAGATATAATCTGGACTCATATGAAAGTATGAGAAGTTTAATTTATAGGGGATTAAACTGGACGGACGTTGCGAATCCGTTTGAACACACTCGTGTAATGACTACAACCCTATCTAACTCTAACCAGTTCTATGACAATGCAGACCTGACTACCAACTACACTCAACGTGTGGAATGGGGTTTCCTCTTTGCAACTTCTGCATACGCAGGTATTTACACTATCCAGTAATAATTGGTAATTGAAATTAAAGGAACGAAAGGAAAATATAAAATGGCTGAAACTAAGTCTACTGGGCGTGGTCGTCCAAAGAAGGTAGAAACTACCGAAACTGAAGCACAAGTACAGATGCAAAATGTAGAAGCTGAAAATGACGCGCTAAAGAAGGAACTTGCAGACATTAAGGCTCAAATGCAACTGCTGATGAGTTCTATGACTGCGCCTTCTGTGTCAACTCCTACTAAGAAAAATGAACGTCTGATTCGTATTGTTAATATGACTAATGGTATGGCGGTGCTTCGTGGTTCTACTATTTGGAAGATTGACGGTCAGTTTAATTACCAAGATTTCTTGGAAACCGAAGCAAGTATTATTGTGGCTAATATGAGTAATATGGTACGTTCTGGTAGTATCTATATTGACGATGAGCAGTTTCGTGCAGACCACAATCTAACGGACATTTATCGTTATCTACTTAGCAAAGACCAACTGCAACATCTACTGGATAATGACCCAAAGTATGCTATTGAAGCATATAAGGGCGCTAATGACAATCAGAAGCAGATTATTCTTGATATGATTTGTGATAAGTTGGATAAGGGGCAAGAAGTTGATGGTAATATTCTTATCACTCTGTCTAAGCTAAGTGGTAAGGACTTGCTTGAAATGCAAAATGCCAAGGAGGAATAACCAATGGGTACTCCTTTCGACCGTGTAGAAGATTTGGCTACACGAAAGGTACATGACTGGAAACTTGGCAAAATCTATAATCGGTCACTTGAAGGTTACAATGCTTGGTGTGACGGCTTTCTGCTAAATGCTATTCCAAACTTTGCCAATGATTGCTGGCAAAGTTTGGAATATAATGAAGAAACTCGTGAGTTTGTATCTGACCTTACACCTACTGAGATTGATATTCTTGCTTGCTTTTGGGTGCTTGAATGGTGGGAACGCGAAACAAATGATTCGGCGCAAAACGCCGCAAAAATGCAAACATCTTCGTTTAGCACGCATTCTCCTGCACAACATATGAAGGAAGAACAAGTGATTATCAACACAAAGCGTGAATCAGCATATCAGAAAATCAATGATTATCTGGTGCAAGACCTTGATAAGATTGGAGGTCTATAATGGATAGAATTGATGAAATCTTCAATGTGCTTGTTCAATATGAAAAGGCGATTGATGATAACGATACTTCTGCCACGCTGGATTCTTACCTTAGTTATGTAGATAAGCTATATGTACGGTATTTTGGTCAGAACCATAGTGATATTAGTGCTTATCTAAAAGGATTGTATTTACTGGGCGCAGATGCACACCATGACACTGTAAGACGAGTAGTGTTTGATATTATCCATATTCTTGAAAAGGAGTGAGCCAATGGCTAACAAATTTTTTGAGAATGAAATGGCTATGGGTATGTGTATGACTCCTAATGATGCATATAGAGGGGTACAACAAGCCTTTATTGACGACCAATGGGAAAACACTGCTGTCGAAACCATTGTAGAAGAACAAGATTACATTGGTGCAGATACCTACCATAAAGTTCATGTGTGGATGAATAAGGTTATTGGCACTACTACTACTTTTATGAAGAATGGTACTGATTATCGTTCACTAATGTACAGAGAGTTAGATTACTTTCCAGAGCGCGGTACTTATTTTAAGTATGACAACAACTACTGGATTTCTGATTTCGTGAATCCCTCTGATGGTGTAGTAGGTGGTAATACTATTCGCCGTTGCACGAACTTTCTCAGAATTATCGACCCAGAAAACGGCTCAATCTTTACTGCTCCATGTGTACTTGATTACGATATGACTGCACCTTCAGTGCAAGTATCAAACGCCATTATTACACCAAATAACCATGCGATTGTTATTGTTCAAGCCAATTCAGATACCATGCGTTTGTTTACATACAATAAACGTTTTGTTATCGGTGGGCGTGCGTTCAAATTAACTGCATATCAAAATGCGCTAATGGCAAATGTAGAAGAAAAAGAACCAACTATTCTTTATCTTGATTTGTCACTCGATGAATTGCATGACGGTGATGATTTGGTACATCAAGTAGCTAACAATGGCACTTATGATTACGCTGTGGTTCTCAATCATTCTGACTTTACCGTTCCTGATACTATTGAATCTCTTGATATTGTGGCTTGTGTTACTCTTAATGGTGAACAAGTTGACAGACCTGTGGTATGGAGTTCAAGTGACACTGCTGTTATCGCAGTTAACGGCGAAAAATTGCGAGTTATCGGGAAAGGCGTAACTACTATTAAGGTACAGCTTAAAGGTAATTATGATGTTTACGCCGAAGTTAAAGTTACAGTTGCCGACAATCAAGAGATTGTTCCAGTTGTAACAATGGAAAATGCGTTCGATAGTATTAGGCAGTTTGAAGTTAAGTACACACAATTCAGTGTAAATGGCGAAAAACTTACTAATCTTGTATGTACATTGGATAAGGGTGTGACCAATAATAAGGTCTTGCGTCTATCCAGTGATGGGACTACTATGACTATTGAATGTATCAATCCATCAAAAGACGTACAGACATTGTATGTTGAAGGTGATACAGAGAGTTACGGTCATGTATCAGCACAATTTAATATTAAAGCACTCAGTATGATGGGGTAAGGTGATAATATGTATAACAGTATGAAAGCATTACCTCAAATTCCATATAACATTTTAACGTATTTAGCAAAAAATGATGAAATTATCTGGAAATTGCTAAAGTATAATAGCTACGATGCTTTAAGCAAACCAGACCTTACTTTTGCGGAGAAGTTAAGTCTTATTTGGAAAACTGGGGCGCAAGCAGATTATAGCATCTTTCTTACTCCCCTTGTGGAAGATGTTATGGCTGAAAGCAAGTGTATTTTGAAAATTTATGATTATTATATTCATGCCAAAGAATTGTATGTGGCAACGCCAGTATATGCATTTGATTTCTTGTATGGTGGTCAAATGTCTTTGGTAGAGTATGAAAATATTCCTGTATCTCGTGGAGATTTGTTTATTCACCGCGCTATGGCTGTGCTTAATGGCGCATATGTAGCTGGTATTGGTAAACTAACCTTCAGCGATGATATGTCAAGATACAATCTTGCACGAAGCACGATAGGAAATAGTAAAACATTTACAGGCGTTCAACTTTATATGAGTACGCTTGTGGGCGATTCTGGTAAGGATGTTGCTTGTGGCGATTGATTTACAATACCTCAAAGAAGTATATTTTGCTTACGATGAACCAGTCCCCTATAAATGTAAGGGGGGTAACACTATTAACATTATTCCTGTTGATGTAAAACATGGACTTGTTTTTCAATCCAGTATTGACATTATAGCATTTGACAAGAATAGTATCAATGATGCAAAGGTAATTTCTATGAGTTATCTTGAATTTATTATTGGTATGATGGCTGAAGCGCCGGTTTTTGTCCAAAAATTTGTCAATATTTTGAAACTTTGTTTAGGGTTAGAGCATCCTACGATAACTTTTAATGAACAAACTAACAAGCCGTTAATAGTGGATGAAGAAGCAGGAATAAAAATTACTCACAAAGATTTTGAAGATATTCGGAGAATTATTCTCTACCAGAATATTCCAAAATATGATGATGAGTATATTAACCCAGACTTGAAAAAAGCAATGGAAGAAACTGATAGGCTGAGAAACAAAGATATTGATATGCCGACTTTTGAGCGAAAGTGTGCAATTATTACGGCTCATTGTGGCTTATCCAAGAAAGAACAGCTTGAGATGACGTTGCGTTCTCATATTATGCTTTTTGATGAAGTTTGTGGCGAAATTGAATTTACAACGGTTCGTCCCGTGGCACTTTTTGGTGGCAAGGGCAATGAACTTGAACATTGGATTTTCCATAAAAAGAAGGGTAAATTCGATGGATATATTACAGAGAAAGACCAGCTTGTTAAGCAGATGGGTGGCGAAGGTAGCTTTACTAATGCGTCTACTGATACAAGTCGTGGCGATTCTCTGGAACAACTATTTATACAAGGAGGAAATTAAAGTATGGCTTCTGCTAATATTTTCACCGCTGGCCCTGCTCGTGCGCTGTTTTTCTACGGTCAGGACTTGATTGGTGTTGGTACTACTCTAAGTGATACCACTTTTGATTCTTCTATCACCGCCGAGGAAGTACGCGGTGGTCAGGGCAACCTGCTCTATGGTCAATACTTCCATGATTCTTCACTGACCGTTTCTATTACTGATGCAATGTTTAACCTTCAGTACGTTGCCGCAAACCTTGGCGTAAACCTTGAGCAAGGTGGCATTTCTGTAACTGAAGAAGAGGTTGTTGTTGGCGCAGTTGGCGGCGCAGTAACACTAACTAACAAGCCAATCGCTTTCTCTGGTTCTTATATCGGCTGGTATAAGAAGCCTTCTGACGCTGATTGGGCTATTGGTACTATTGACGCTAACCAGAAGAAAATGAATATTCCTGGCGCAAAGGAAAATGAGCATTATTGTGTTAAGTATTTCTATCAGAATGAGAACGCCAAGTCTATTACTATTAAGGCTCAGTTCGTTCCAAAGGTACTGCACCTTGTTCTAATTAACGACTTGTTCTCTGGTTCTACCGCTGATGTAGCGTCTTCTACTGCCAAGTACGGTCGCTTGATTACTGATATTCCTCAGTTCCAACTCGATGGCGCACAAAATCTGGCATGGGCGGCAGCTTCTGCGGCAACCGTTTCTCTGTCTGGTAAGGCGCTGGCATATGCTGATACCGAGACTTGTGAAGTAGACCCAGTTTATGGCACAATGACCCAAGAAATTTTTGGGTCTAAGTGGCAAGATGATGTTGTAGCACTTGCTTGCGAGAATGCTGACCTTGATGTTGCTACTTCTGGCACTGATACTCTAATTGTTCGTGCGGTATTTGGCGGTGCAATCGCTTCTCAGCGTAAGGATAACTCTAACTTTACTTTTGCTGTTGTAGACGCTCCTGCTTCTACCGCAACTGGTACTACTGTTGGTGCTAATACTGGTATTGTAACTGCTGGTACTCAAAAAGGTACTGCTGTAATTTCTATCACTCTTACCAATTATCCGAACGTACCACCCGCATACGCTACCGTAACTGTTGGTTAATCTGAATAGGGAGGAAGGTTATTCCTTTCTCCCTATTTTTTCATAACAGGGGGGGTAACATTATGTGTGAATATACTAATGGTAATTTGTGCAAAGTTACCAATTCTGTTTGCCCTTATATGATATACTGCGAAAAAATTCAAGGATATAAGCCGTCAAGATATATGCCTGACGATTGTCCACAAAAGATAAAAGCCAAAATTCCTGCTGGCTATCGCAGAGTTATTCAAGAACGAAAAGGCAAACTTTATATTGAAATTGGAGAACAAGCAGTTATTGTTCCAAATCCTTTTGACCACGTTCCACTTTATGTCAAAGCGACAAAATTAAAGAATGGAACATGGCGATTAAAGGAATGATGGGAGGGTTGCTAAATGGCAGATGACATCGGTATCTTATATCATAAGGTAAACGACCTGTCTGAAAGAGTGACAGAATTAGAAAGCACCCGACCGTTTATGCAGGAAATGATAGAGAGAGAAATTAAAGTAAGTGAAAAATTAGATGCTACTCTTGACGCAGTTCAGTTGTCTATGGTGCAAATGAATGCAAAAATGGACGAACAATCAAAAGCGATTGAAATGTTGCAGAAAAATTCTGTAGAATCTAATAAGAAATTAAACAATCGACTTGATGACCTTGAAGAAAGAGGACAATTTGATTTCTTAACTTATATTAAAACAAATTTACCAACAATTATCCTTACTGGTGTGGTTGTTGGTGCTTATGTCGCAAAACATTTTAATCTCTTGTAATGAAAGAAAGGAACTAAAAGGAAATGGCAATTATTCCAGAGAAAGAAACTACATACCTTGAGAAGTATGGTGTCACTGTCAATCGTTATTTGACTTATGCTCAGATTCAGCAAATTGCTGAAGCAACTATGAAATTTCATACTTGGGCTGAACGCCAACAGAATATTGATATGCTGATTCTTATTCATGCTACGGATATGACCGTTGAAGAAATTGAAAAGCATACACATGACGAACTTTTACAGTGTGGTCTTATTGACGAAGTAACGCTTCATGTTGACAACGTTTATAGGATTTATGACGCTCTTGAATATCATGAATCTACTCAGCGTGCGCTTGCTCAAATTCTTAGCGAAATTAATAAGTTTATGGACACACCTGTTGGAAAGAATGCAGTGCAGAAATTTGCACGCAAGGCAATGAATGATGGCGATAACAAGCATTGAAGCCTTAATGGCAATATGCGCTCCTGCAATTCAAAGCGCGTTAAAGTATACAGTGGAAAAGATTAAGGAAAAGAACGAGCAAGTTGTTAATCAGATAGTATATGCTGTTTATTCACCTCAAATGTATCCTCGAACTTTTGAATTACGAGAAGCATGGAAAAGCGAAGCCAATGCTTCTGGTGCAAGCGGTCATGCAACGTTTGAATATGACCCAAGTAAAATTAGTGCTCATTCTAACTTAACTGACGAAGCTGTTCCTTATTTGGCAGAAATTGTATATCAAGGTCTGGCGGGTAAGATTTACGGTGAAGGCGCTTGGACACAGGCTCGTGACGCATGGCAAGCCTTGTTAGACGCTTGTAGTGAAGATGCTATTAAAGAATGGTTTTATCAAGGCTGTAGACAAGCAGGATTGCCGATAGAAAGATAAAAATAAGGTATAGTACAGAATTGAGGATAACTATGGTTTATTGTGGTATTGATGCTTCAACCACTGCGGTGGGGTGGAGTATATTCAATGGTACTGACCTTGTTGATTATGGGTGCTTTAGACCTAATGGTGATGATTGGCGCGACCGCACTCAGCAAATCGCGCCTTTCATTAAGCAACTGTTAGAGAAGTATCATGTTAATAAGGTGATATTAGAAGATGTTCCTTTAATGGGTAAGCGAGGTAAAAAAACCTTGGTTATCCTTGGTGCTGTGCAAGGAATGTTATTAGGAGTAACATCTTCTATGAATATTCCTACCGAGTTTATTTTACCAAGCGCGTGGAGAAGTCCGATTGGACTTTTTGATGGTACGAAAGCTGGTACTCGTAGGGATGAAATGAAAAGAAAGTCAATAGAAAAAGCAAATGAACGATTCGGTCTTGAACTAAAGTGGGTGTCACCTTGTAGCAAGAAGAACGATGACGATATTGCTGACGCTATTCTGGTAGCATACTCACAGATAAGCAAAGTTCGCTTTGCCAAAAACCCAAAAGTGAAGGAGTGAGTTTATGGCAGATTTTAAGATTTCTATTGATACTGAATTAAAAACTTCGCAAATTGATTCGCAAATTAGCGAAATAAAATCTAAACTTGAAAATGCGGTTAAGGATGTTCCTTTAAGCGTTAACTTAAATCAAGTAAATAATCAGATTGATGATTTACAAACACGTTTAAGAACTGCGTTTGGCAATATTAACGCAAACGTCAACTTCGGTAATGCTACGCAACAAGCAGAGCAATTAGGGCAAAACTTGAGAACCGCTACCGATAATTTCAATAGTATCGGTAGTGGCGGTGGTGGCAATAATGCAAATAATCAATTATTGCAATTAACGCAAGGTGCTCAAGACGCTTCTGAGCAAATTCGTGGCACAGCGACCGCAGTTGAAGAATCTACGCTTTCTTACCAAGAATGGAACGTTGTTCTAAACGCTTGTATTGATACCATTAAAAGTTTTGCAGAGCAGACTTTTGAAATGGACTCCGCTCTTACAGACTTCAAGAAAGTATCTGATTTAAGTGGAGATAGTTTAGACCAATATGTAAATAAATTACAAGACCTTGGTTCTACCGTTGCTCGTACTGGCTAATAATAACCAGAGTGTATAGATGGTAAATATGCACTGAGAAGTGTTCAAAACCCTTGAAAGCCTAAGAGCCTTACTACCACAACATAAGGATGAGATATGCCTAAGTGTGACGGTATGGAAACTCAAAAAACAGTAAGGATGATATATGGTGGAAACGCCTAAGTATTGATATAAATATTGTATAGTGTTGATATAGAAATGTCAATAGTGTAAAGTATTTATATAAAATGGCAGTTTGGGCGCGAAGTCCTGATGAGGGATGTGTCAACAGAGTATAAGTTCACTTCCCTCCAAAATATATAGGGAAAAGAAGTATTCGGGCTGTAAGAGAAATCTTATGGAATTATCTTGACAACGCTAAACAATATGATATAATAAACTTATAAAAGGAGTTGAATATCATGGAGATTATTAAGACGTTGGCTGAATGTTTTGCCGTTCAGTGTTTCTTCTGGCTTATTGGTGGTACGGTTAATTATTTCCGTACTGGCAAGTTCTTTATTGTGCATTATAAGGCACAAAGGAATGATGAAAAATCCAAGGAGATTTATTCTAAAAGCTGGTGGGATAAAAGATAACTGTCGGAAATGGTAGAAGGCGCGACTGAGTTCCGTAAGAACTCTTTCAATGATGAAGATTCTGCGAACTTAGCGCAAGTTTCAGCTATGTTTCAAAACGTAGCGGATGAATCGCTATCTGCTGGTGACTCTGCTTCGTTTATTATCGCACAAATGAAAGCGTTCGGCATTGAAGCTGATAATGCCATTCATATCGTGGACGCGGTGAACGCCGTTTCTAATAATTTTGCGGTTTCATCTGGCGACCTTGCTACAAACCTTGGTAATATGTCTGCCGCACTTGCAGTAGGCAATAATACGTTTGAGCAATCTTTGGCAATGCTTACAGGTATTACCGAAGTTACTCGTAATGCGTCTAAGGGTAGCCGTGCATTGGTGTCTGTGCAGAGCCGTCTTAACCAAGTTGTTGATGAAAGTTCAAGCACAGGTCAAAAATTAACTAATTGGTATAATGACCATAATATTGCGATTTATGACCAAGAAGGCGAATTAAGAAGTCTGTATGAAATCTTGGGTGACGTTTCTAAACAATGGGACGGACTATCTAAGAATGAGCAGTCTTATTTTCTAAACATACAAGCAGGTGCAAATCAGTCTCAGAACCTTGCTTCACTTCTCTCAAACTGGGATTCTGTAGTAAAGGCTCAAGATGTAGCACTTAATTCCGCAGGTTCAGCCGCAAAGGAAAATACGGCATATATGGATAGCCTTGAGTCCAAGGTTGCGGCTCTAAAGGCTTCTTTCCAAGAACTTGCTAACGCTGTAATTACCAAAGAAATGGTATCAGAAGTGTTGAATTTGGTCAACGCTTTTACCAAACTTGCTGATACTGGTGTAGGTAGAGCAATCATTAAATTTGCGCTATTCTCTACTACCATGAGAGCGGCTTCTGCTATTTTTGGCAATACGGCAAGAGTATTGCTTCAGATGTTCACAGGCATGAGCGCTGGACAAAGAGCCATTACCGAGTTGATGAATGCTGGCGGTAGAATTGGTTCGATATTCACCAATTTGATGGGTATTTTCAACGATGTGCGTATGTCTGCTACTGGTATGGCTGGCCCGATGACAGCTTCTTCCAGTGCGTTGTCAGGAATGGCTTCGTCTGCTCTTGCGGCTATTACTTCGCTAAACCCACTTGCGATTGGCATTGGTACTGTTGTTGCCGCTGGTACTGGACTTGCAATAGCTATTAAGCATTATACTAATGAAGAAAAGAACCTTCAGAAGTCTGTAGACGAACATAAAAATTCTGTTAGTGATATTCAAAGCCAAATTGACGAATACAATTCAGCCCTTGAATCTAACAAGCAACGTCTTGAAGAAATCAATTCCTTAAAGGGTACTTCAAAGTGGAATGGCGAACTTGAGAATGAAGCAAACACGCTTGAACGCCAAAATACTCTTATTGAAAGACAAATTACTCTGCAAGAGCAAAAGCTAAAGGCAGAGCAAGCCGCACTTTGGCAAGAACAATCTAAGTTGTTTGATAAACAGTATGGCGATAAAATGCGCTATACCACAAAACAACAAAATCTTCGTGGTGAAGAAGTATCTGTTACTCTTACTGGTGAAAAAGCCTATAAACAAAAATTAACAGATTTACAAACAACTATTCACAAGTTTACGCAAACACAAAATCTTGATTATAAAGAAGCCGCTACTGAAGCTGAAAGTTCGATTCTATCAATTATTTCTGAACTTGAAGAATATAAAGAAGCGGCTGTATCTGCTGGCGATACTACTAAAGCTGATTACATTCAATCTTTGATTGATTTGGCTGAAGCCAGTGATTCTGTAAGCGGTGGAACTATTGGTGACGCACTTGACGGCGACTTAAAAGCAATGGAGAACGCCGCTGATAAAGCAGAACAATTACACGACCGTATAGTAAGTCTCGCACAAGATTTAGGAACAACTGTTGCTCAACTTGGCATTAAAGCTAAAGACGCTTTTTCTACAGAAGAATGGTTGGGAAAACTTGACCCATCTTCTCTGAACAATCTTGAGCAAATACTAAATCTGATAGGCGACCGTGCGGGTTGGCTTGGCTCACAGCTTAGTAATATGTCAACAGAAGAAACCGTCACTTATCTATCAGAAGTTATGCGCCGATTCACTGGTGCAGTGCAAGACGCTACTGGCGCTTATGACGAATTTGACAAGGCTTTAGAAACTGACTTTGCAAAGCCCTTGCAACAAATGAATGAAATGGCTGACTACATTGAGCAGTCAGACAAACATGGCATTCAGAATATGCAAGCGTATAACAAGGCTTTGGAAGGCGTATACGGTACAACTGATAAGAATATTATTGCACTTCAAGACCAGAAAGCCGCTATGTCGGATTTCCGTACAACTACGGTTGAAACGGCTACTGCTCTTGATAATATGAAAGCCTACTATGATTCAGCGGGTAATTTCTTAGGTGATAAACTTCTTAAAAATATCGAGCAAATTTCCAAGAACAAGGGCAAATTTGGCGACCTTGTTAATTTTGAAAAATTTGACGATGGTACTTTCAAAGTAGCTGTTAAGGACTTTGGCGACCTTGCGGACGCTCTTGGTATAACTCAACCAATGTTGAGTAGCTTTATGGAAGCCCTTGGTGGTTCTGTAGACTTCCAAATGGGTGATACATTAAATGCCGCTCAAGCCGCTATTCAAGATATTCATGACGCTGTTTCTAATACAGATGCAGGTGGTATTTCAGACCTACTAAATAAACTCGGTAGTACCGACCCCACGAATATTAAGAATAGAGTGCAAGATTTACAAGCGCTTAACGATAAACTTAATGACCTTTCTTCCTATACAAATGTACCTTTTGATTTCGACTTTAGCAAATTAGAAGGTCAAGATTTTACCAATGCCGCAAAGCAAGTTGAAGGTTATGCAAATGCGCTTAAAACTTTTACTACGGAGTCTGGTTCTTGGGATTTAAGTGGTACTATTGACAAGGTTAATAGTGCGCTTAAAGACGCAAGTAAAGGCACTAAAATTGAACTTGATGGTAATAACATTAAGTTTGAGTCAAAAGATGCAGTCAATGAACTAAAGAGCCAAATCGAAGATGCCTTTGGCGGTATGGATTTTGATGATATTGTCAAGACTGATGCGGGTAAGAGTATACTCGCTAATCTTTTTGACGGTATGGAAATTGACGCTGACCAAGCGGGCGATGTAGGTAAAGATTTCGCTGACGCAGTAACCGAAGCTATTCAAGACCAATTAAATACTACTCAAATTGCGCTTAATGGCATTGGTGCTGAAGTTAAGGGCGAATTAGGGTATCAAGTTGATGAAGGCATGAATGCCGTCCAAGAATCTGGTCAACGAACTGCTGATTGGTTCTCTAACAGTTTTGCACCACAAGTACAACAAGGTGTTCAGAGTGCTATGTCTGGTGCAGAACAATCCGCACAAAATAGTGCAAGTGTTCTACAAGGCATATTCTCTAACATGAATATTGCTGACCCAATGCAACAAGTTCAGCAAGGTATTCAAAATGTTAATGGCGAAGTTAATAACTTTAGTGCTGGAAATATGACCAGCCAACTTGGTGAAGCTGGCACTGCCGCTGAGCAAACAGGTAATAAGTCTGAAGATGCTAAAAATAAGGCTCAACAGTTAGGTCAAGTTTCTTTTCAGAACTTTATCAATGGTATGCTAACGGCTGGTGGGTCTGCTAATTATTTGCAAACTCAAGCGTCCAGCGCTTATAACCAAGCGCAGAAACTTAACACTACTGTTACTACAGTATTTAAGTCTGATACTTCTCAGTGGAAACCACCTACACTTCCTACAGCGCGTAAGGCTGTGGGTCAAATTCCAGCTTATGCCAACGGTAAAATGGATGACCTTTCTGGTACTCAACCAATGCGTTCTCAATCCTCTAAGATTGCGCTCGTTGGCGAAGAAGGCGCAGAGTTCCGTATTACTGCTGATGGCAGAAAAGAACTTCTTGGTAAGAATGGCGCAGAATTTGTCAAGGTAAATAAGGGCGATACCATTATTCCTGCGAACGTTACTGATATGATTCGCAAGGGGTTGCTTCAAGGATATTCAAACGGCAAATTTGGCGGTAGAACTTCTGTTTCTGGCTCTGGCGTAAGCAATGGCAATCATACTATTCATGTTGGCAAAACTGAAAGTCGATATGTTGGTGCGACCAGTAGTAGCACTAAGGCTACTCATGCTAATACTAAGGCGACTAAAGCCAATACTTCTGCTAAGTCTGCTAACGCTTCTGCAAGTTCCAAAGCCGCCGAAGCAACAGACGAACTAACAGACGCACAGAAAAAGCAGAAAGAAGCTTTTGAAGAAGCCAATGATGTAACTGAACACCATATTTTCTTGCGTGAAAAACAAGGCGCTTCTTACGCTGAACTCATTAAGATGAGCAAGGCTTATCAGAAGCAACTTAATCAGCAAGCAAATTGGTGGAGAAGCCAAGGGTTTAATGATGATTCTGAAGAAATCCGTAAAATCCAGAAGGATTGGTGGGGGCTTCAAGATGACATAACTTCCTACCAAGAAAAGGCTTTTGACGAACGCTATCAGAAATCCAAAGATTACATTGACGACCGCAATGACCTTGAAGATTGGGGTGCTGACTCTGAGATTGAAGCATGGCATCGTGTTGAAAAGTGGATGGATGAATGGTATGCTCGTGGCGAGATTAGCTATAAGTATTACCTTGAAAAGCGTAAAGAAGCGACTAAAAAAGCCGCCGAAGCTGAAAAGAAGGCTTGGGAAGAAGCTAAAAAGGCTCAGATTAAAGAACTTGAAGAATGGCAAGAAGTCTATGAGGATTTGTTTGACCTTGTAGCTGATAAGGCTCAAGAAGAAATCGACAAACTGAACGAACAACGTGATACCGTTGAAAAATATTGGGACGATAAAATTGACGCGCTTGAAAAGGCGAACGATGAACTTGATGACCAGATTGAAAAGGAAGAAGCACTTGACGCTTTGGCTCGTGCTCGTTCCACTAAAGTCATGGTTTATCAGAATGGTCGATTCCAGTATATCAACGACATGGACGAAGTTTCTGAAGCTAAGATTAACCTTGAAAAGATTGAGCGCGAACAAGCACTCAAGAAAGAAAAGGAAAATCTTGAAAAGCAGAAAGAAGCGGCTCTAAAGGCTATTGACGACCAGATTGACGCATGGGAGAAATACAAAGACGAATGGGGCAAGGTTGTTTCTGATTACGAAAAGAAGCAGAAGGAACTTAATGTTCTACAGAAACTTGGTATTGACCTTGAAGCCGACAACTGGAAAGAACGCCTTGGTAATCTACAAGATTATGTTGATAAGTATGCCGAAATTATGGGGAAACTTATCGAGCTTAAAAAAGAAGAAGAATTGGGTAAAGACTTGCCTTCCTATGATTCCAACAAGGGTACTGCTGGCGCGGGTGCTGGTGCAATTATTGGTACTGGTGCAGGTATTGCCGCTGGCGGTGCTATTGGTGGTGCTGTCGGTGGCGCTATTGGCACAGTCATTGGTGCTGTAACTGGTGGTCTTGGGCTTAATAAAGGTAGTTCTTCTTCTGGCGGTTCAAGTTCTTCAGGAAAAACTTACCAATCTGTTAATGGTAAAGCGCCTTCTGGCTTAAACGTTGGTGACAAGGTAGTTACCAACGGTGGTACTTACACTATTACTGGCGTTAATAAGGACGGCTCTTACACTTCTCAGAAAACTTCTAATACAACCAAGTCTAATTATAAGGGCACTTATTCAAAGAAGGCTTCTGGTACTAAATATAATGCGGCAGGTATTTCGCTCGTTGGTGAAGAAGGCGCAGAATTGCGCGTACTCGGTCAAGGCGAAGGTATTGTTCCTCACAATATGACAGCTAATCTGTTTGAATGGGGGCAGACCAGACCGAGCGATATTGTATCTGCTATCACAGGCGCACAAACCGAAAATTCTGGTGTGACAATTTGCATAGAAAACTTCAATCCTTCTCTACCCAATGTTGTGGATGGTGAAGGTTTTGCTAATTATCTCAAGAATAATTTCTGGCGTAATGTTGTGCAGTATAAAACGACTATGAGGAGGGCGTGAGCATAATGCTCACCCCTCTTTTATTAGGAGGGCATTATGGACGAAATGAACCAAGAAGCTGTACAAGCTATGCTTGAGGGCTTTAATTTGTTACTTAAAGAAGCAATTAGTAATACTACGAAAATTTATGATGGCTTTGTCATTGGACAGAATGGAACTAATTGGAATGTAAGATATAATGGACAAGTTCATTCTATCAAACAGTATGGCGACAATCCAGTAAAAGTTGGTAAAATCGTTAAAGTGTTTATTCCCCAAGGCAACGCTAATTTAACATTTTTTATGTAAGGAGGTATGGCAATGGCTTTACCAAGACCAGTGTTAAATACACAGGTTGCGTTTGACGCTACACAGGCTCATACCTTTACGTTTACTGTATATGGGTCTGGTGCTCAAGTTACAGCAAACAAGCTAACCATTAGAAAACAGACAGATAATTCGATTGTTTATCAACAGCAACAAACTACATTTAAGTTTGAACATACGTTACCTGCTGGTTCTCTGACTAATGGTAACTATTATAATGCAACTATTATCGTGATTGATGGTAACGGAGTAGAATCAGCAGAATCTATTCCTATTCAATTTTGGTGCTATTCTGCTCCAAGCATTGTAATGACGAATTTTCCTGTTACCGCAATTATTGATAATGCTTCATTCAACTTTGAGTTTAGTTATAACCAAGCTGAAGGAGAAAGATTAAACAGCTATGTGGTTAATTTGTATGATAGTACAAAGACGTTAATTTCCACTTCTGGCACAGTGTATGTAGAAGATGGTGTACCGCCGTATGATGGCAGTTATTTGTTTAACGGCTTTGAGAATACAACCGAATATTTTATTGAAATTGTTGGTTTAACAATCAATGGAACTACAGTAACAACAGGGCAAGTACGGTTTAATACACGATATATCAATCCAAGTATTTATTCGCAGATAGAACTTGAAAATCATTGCAAAGATGGCTATATTACTGTTACTTCTAATATGATTTTGATTGAGGGTGTAAGTCAGCCCGACCCACCAACATATATAAATAACAAAGAAGTGGATTTACGCCAAAATAACAGTTATGTTGAATGGAATCAAGGTTACAATGTTTCCAGCGATTTTACGACAAAATTATGGTTTAGGGGCGCAAATCCAAATTCAACTTTAATTCGCTTTAGCAATACTAATGGTCAAACGGTTGTAGTAGATTATCGAGAAGGATATAAAGACCAAACCGCTCAAGATAAGCAAGCGTATATGGAAGTATATATTGAATCTATCAATGGAATGAAGTATTATATCTTTAGTGATTATCTTGATATTCTACCAGACAGTTCATATTATTGTTTTTGGCTAAGACGAATTAACAACATTTATCAAACACATTTTGCGATTGTAGAATAAGAAAGGGGTGGATTTATGTTTCAGTTTATAGGACTAAGTGCGTTTGCAGGTCAAGATTGCTTAAATCCAACTCCTGCACAAGTTAATGATATTAAGACAACAAGAGTAACAAATGCTATTTTTGACCAATTCAGTGTAACAAAGAATGTATCTGAGCCATTTAATGTTTCACTTCCAACCGTTTGGGACTATGACACTATTATGGACGCTACATTTGATGGCAACATTGAAGCTGGCAATGTAGAGTTTGCTTTGAATCAGATTACTGAAGTCAAGATTAAACGCCGTGTCCGTGGCACGTTTGATTGGCTGACGCTAAAATCTGTTCCTATTCACTCTGTATCTGACCTATCTTTTGCTTTTGAAGATAGAACAAATACGCATGGTGTAGAATATGAATATGCTTTTGTTCCAGTGTTGAATAATGCTGAAGGCGATTATATTATTAACAGTATTATGTCTGACCTTGAAGGCGTATTTATTGGTGACGCTGATACTTGTTACCGATTTTTATATGATGTGCAATATGGGACGAATGCACGCAAAGTAAATGTTGGTACATTCCAACCATTAGGCAGAAAATATCCTATCGTTATTTCTAATGGTTTGTTAAGCTATGATACAGGTTCTATCTCTGGTATTGTGCTTGACGATGAATTTGAAAACACTGGTATTATAGACAGCGCAAAGACCAATGAAAAGAAGCGTAAACTCAAGGATTTTCTTGCAGATAAAAAACCAAAGATTTTGCGCGATTGGACTGGCGCTAAGTGGTTGGTAGCTATTACCGATGATATTCAGATTTCTTATGCTGAATCTTCTGGTTTGCGCGTACCTTCTATGACTATTACATGGACGGAGATTGGTAATGCCGATGGCCAAAATGATTTGTACTACAATGGCATTATTGACGCGCCATCATAAGGAGGAAGAAATATGCCAGTAACACTTGCACAATTTCAAACTTCTGTTCAATCGGTTCAATCTCGTTTTATTAAGGTTGAATTATTGAATTATCAATTTCAAACAGTAGATGAAATATCAGGAGTTTGTACTTCTGGCAGTATATCTATTGATTCTACCGCCGATATACGAAGAACAGCGAGTATTGTTCTTGCGGTAAAAGATACCAGTTTTGAAGTAGCCAGTGGCGCAAGAGTATGGCTTGATAAATATATTCGTTTACTTGTCGGCACGCAATCAATGCGAACTGGCGAGATTGAATATGTAAATTGTGGCATTTATATTATTGACGCTCCAAGCTATGAATATGCGCCAGAAACTAATACAGTATCTTTCAGTTTGCTTGACCTTATGGCAAAATTGACTGGTACACGAAATGGCTATTTGAAGGGTGTTCCTGTTGTGCTTAAAGCTGGCGAAAACATTCGTCAGACAATCATTGATACATTGGCTTTAGGCGGTTTTACACAATATGTTGTTGAAGAAGCACCATTTCCAAGTGTAATTCCTACAGACCTTGAATTTAATCAAGGGGCAACTGTATATGATTTGTTGTCAGGGCTAAGGGATATATACCCATATTATGAGATATATTTTGATGTAAATGGCACGTTCTTTTATAAGCGTAAGCCAACTGGTGAAAACGACCCAGTTGTTGTTGACGATACTACGTTTATTCCAATCGTTACCAATGAAAAGATTGAAGTTGACTTCCAGAATGTAAAGAATAGTATTGAAGTGTGGGGACGAACTCACGAACCAGCACATTATTCTGATACTGCGGAAGTTACTGACAATACTATTAAGCTAACCATTGAAGATGTAACAGCCTATACCGAAAATGTGGTATATGGTTTTACAATGAAAAATAATAAGGGTTTAACTGCGCCAAAGCTAAAAATCAATGACCTTGCTGTTTTGCCGATTAAGAATGATGACGGTACCGATACTAATATCATTGCCGAAGAAGGCGATGTTTATTTTTGTGTCCAGTACAAAACGACTTATTGGCGATGGCTTGGACATTTGCAAGCATATGGTTCCGCTGAAGATACAAATGAAAAAAGCCCTTATTATGTAAACGGCTCAGTAGGCCGTATTCGATTGCCACTGTATGATGATGATTATGCGAATTGTCTAACAGACGATTTGGCATTGCAACGTGCTAAATATGAGTTATGGCTTCACACCAATCTGAATGATACCGTAACATTAAGTTGCGTTCCTGTATATTGGCTTGATGTTAATATGCTTGTTGAATATACATTGAATCGCAATGGCGAAAAGCGTAAGTATCTTATCACTTCAATTCAGCAGGGTCTTGCTCCAACAGATGATATGACTGTTACTATGGCAAGATACTATGGTGAAAATGAAGCTGATACTGATTATGAGTTGCTTGAATATATTGAGTCTGATGGCGACCAATGGATTGATGTTGGGTTCAATCCAAAGCAAGATACTCGTGTTTATGCCAAGGTTAGTCAATATCCAAACACCAAAGAAGGCGCATTATTTGGCGCTCGTGATTCTGCGGATGGCACAGTACATTATACATTCCGTACCAATAACAAAAAGTACCGTACAGAATATGCCAATGTTTACGCTGAATTTGCTACAGAAGTAAATTTTGAAGAAGCGTTTACAGTAGATAAAGACGATAATGTAACCACTCTGAACACAGATAAAACGGTTACAATCGCATACACTGGTACATTTACTTGTGCCAATAGTTTGTATATTTTTGCTTGCAATACAGGTGGAAAAGCCGACCTAAAGACTAAGGGCGTTAGAATCCATAGTCTTGTTATTTATGATGATGATGGTGCTGTACGCAATCTTATTCCTGCTCGTCATAAAGAGACTGGCGAAATTGGTATGTATGATGGCGTAGAGTTAAAATTTTACAAAAATGCTGGTACTGGCAAGTTTATTGCCGGTAAAGCAAAAGGAAATTAAAGGAAAGGAGTGGTTATTTGTCAACACGTTATAACGATTTATCTTTGACTTCGTTTCCTGATTCAGTAGACGTATTTAAGACATTTTTGAATATTGAAGCGAGGGACGGTGCGGCTATTAAAGGCTATACTGATGCTATGCAAGCTGGCGACCAAGTATTAGCAAATCAGTATCTTGCACAGATTTCTTCTGCATCGCAAAAGATTATTCAAGCAACTGACTTAAATAAATTAACAGAAGCTATTCTTGCGATTGAGCGTTTCTATTCTACAGATATTAACGATGATATTGAACAGCGTCAACAAGCATGGAAAGCATTGATTGATAATTTTAGCTATATTAGTGAATGGGCTTCTGGCACACCATATAAAAAGAACAACCTTGTCTCATATACAGTTGGAACTAAGACAAATATCTATATTGCCATTGCCGATACTCCTGCTGACATTGCTCCTACAAATGGTAATTATTGGCGAGTAATGACGCAGAGAGGTAAGCAGGGCGTATCTGGTGTGGGTCTGTCTTACCGTGCGGAGTGGGATGCAAGCGAAGATTATCAGAAGGATAATGCAGTTACTTATGATGGCGCACTTTGGCAATCTTTAGCAACAAACACCAATATAAAGCCCGGTACAAATGACAGTATTTGGAAGTTGGTTATGCCGTATAGCGTTACTGTATATCCAATTCAAGATACTGAACCGAGCAATCAGAGCGAAGGTGAACTTTGGTTTGATACCGCTGGCAATCCGACCAAATATTACAAACTTGAGCCACTTATCAATCCTGCAAGCGCATCTAATATTACCGCTGGCTTTGAAGCGTATGATGGTCAAGGTAATTTGATTATAGGCACAGCATAAGGAGGGTTATTATGGCGAATCCTAATAGCCTTTTTCCGTGGCTAAAATATCAGGATATTCAAATTGCTGATATAGCGTTACGAACGCAATTTGAATCTTATATGAGTGTAGGTAATTATAGTCAAGCATTACGTTTGCTTTCCGATAATCAATCACAGCTTCAAGGCAAGGCATGGATTGGTGACAGTATTAACACGCTTGTCAATGGAATTATAACGCTTGAAAGTTTGTACAATGACAATGTAATTAAGTTTTTATCTGATTTGTCAGAAACTTTACAAAGCCTTGTAGACAATTATCGCAATGTCGGTACATGGATTGTTGGTAATGAATATAAGGAACTGAACTTTGTTGCTTATGACAATGAAATGTATATGGCATTGCAAGACGTTCCTGTAAACACTCCTATTACCGATACTAATTATTGGCTATATGTTGGCTTGCGCGGAAAACAAGGTGCGGCTGGCGTAAATGTTCGTCAACAATATGATTATTCGTCTGGTAAAGCGTATAATATTAACGACCTTGTTGTATATCAAGGACAGATATATGTTGCGCTAAAGAGCAACACTAATGTTCTTCCTACAAATAGTGATACTTGGCTATTGTATGAACGAGTAGTTAAAGCTAATATTTATGTCAGCAATGTTGCACCAACAGAAGAACTAATCAACGGCAAAATTTGGTTCAAAACACAGTCTGACCCTTATACACATCTTGCCGATACACCGATTATTGGCACATTTATGATGTATCAAAATGGTACTTGGGAAGAAATGTACCCTGATACCATTTTTGATTGGGTAGAAGACAAAGACCAATATAGAGAAGTCGGGTTTGAGTTTCAAGCTATAATTCAAACAAACGAATGGAATAATTTGTCAGTTGACGTTAGCAACAGTCATATTACTATTGATTCTATTGTAAATATAATGCCACAATCTAATATGAGCAATACACAATGGATTGAGTATAATAAACTTGAATCTGTTACTATTGCCAATGGCAAAATTACAATTACGGCTAACTCACAAATTACGCAAAGTTTGCCGATAAAAATTTTAGTAAGATAAGGAGGGAGTAAGTTGATAGAATTTCGTCTTTCTGCAAAACAAAATAATGCCTATCTTGACTTGTTCCCTCGTACATCTGTCAACGCTATTGTTAATGACGAACATATTCGGGGAACGCAAGTTCTTGAAGTAGACGTGCCTGTTACAACTGGAACAATTCAGACGATTGCTATTCAGACAAATAATCGTATTGTAGACGCACCATTTGAAGTTCATTATGTTAGTGGTGATAAGAATAGCTACAATACTATTAGTCAAATAGAAGTTAGCGAAAATACGCTTACTATTTATCGTATTCATAATAAGCCAGAAGCCAGCGTCAAAATTGCCTTGGTATTCTATACTATGGGGGTAGATGGATATGGCAAATAAAGGTTTTACTATGAAGGTTAAGACAGCGAATGGATATGTTAGTCTATATCCACAAACGCTGTTAGAGAAGATTGATGGCTTTAATATCGGTTCAGTATATAAGCAGATTGTCACTTTGTCTACTAATAATTGGCAAGATTTACAACAAACTGTTGATGTTACAGATATTCTTGAATCAGATACACCTATGGTTAATAAGATTCTTGAAGGAACGCCAGAACAAATGCGACTTCAAGAAAATGCGTTTAATACACTTGACCCTATTGTGGGGGTTTATTCTTTTGATGGGAAAGTAAGATTTACTTGTAAGACATTACCACAAGTAGATTTTAAGGTGCAAATATATTGGACTCGATAAAGAAAAGTGGTGATAATTTTGGCTGTTACTTGTAATTTAGATTGTAGTAAAGATTTAGACATCGTGTTTCGTGGCGCAACACCAAAATTTAGCTTCAATGTTTGTTTGGACACAGATATAATTGATTTGGATAATTCTCATATTATGTTTACTTCTGGCGCAGGAAAAGTTGATAAAAGTGGCGTAGATATTGTGGTTGAACAACAAGGAGTATTGTCTTGTTCTTTAACTCAAGAAGAAACAATGTCATTTACTGCAAGTCAAGTGAATATTCAGATTTTAATAACTACTAAGAACGGACAGAAGCCTGTTAGTGTTATTTGGGCTATCCCAGTTTCCAACACTTTAAGGGGTGACGATAAATGGTAAATCGTTCTCCTGTTATTGTTTCGTATGACGAAAAAGGTACTTGTGGAACATTTAATGCTTGTTTTTCAAATTCAAGTCATCTTAATGCCAATATGAGTGAAAGTTCAACACATCTTAATGCAAATATGGGTATTGTTAATGCAACTGAAAGTGACTATAATAAATTATCCAATAAACCGTCTATCAATGGCGTGATATTGGAAGGCGATAAATCAAGTAAAGACTTCAAGTTAGACAGTGATAAGACCTATGTGCATTATCAAAGGGTGCAAAGCGATGTTTGGGAAATCCAGCATGATTTAGATAAGTACCCTTCTGTGTTTATAGTGGATAGTGCAAATAGCGCGGTTGTTGGCGATATTCATTATGTTGATGCTAATAAGGTAATTGTGACCTTTTCTGCTCCGTTCAGCGGTAAGGCGTTTTGTAACTAAAAAGGGGGAATTTTAGTGAATTTTCTTGTAAACTTAAATCTCAACAAAAACGAAATTCAAAATGCAGTAATTCAACCTTTAGCTGTTGCTCCTCAAAACGCGGTTAAAGGTCAAATTTATTTCAATAGCGTAGATAATTTTATTTATCGCTATGATGGCGAAAAGTGGAAGCCTGTTGGCGTATTGTATAGTCAAGAATCGACAACTGGTGCTGTCATTACTGGTCTTGATGCTACTGGTAATGTGACAACCACCAAGACGATTGAATTGACACTTGATGGTTTAGTGCCTGTTGAATCTGGCTATGTGACTAATGGTATGACACTTGAAGCCGCTATTAAGGCGCTTGATACTGCTGTTAAGGATGCAGTTGCGGGTGGTGGCGAAGTCAACCAAAACGCATTTAGTGTTGTTAATGTGCCTAAACAAAGCACGGTAACAACTGATGTTACAGGCAGTACTACCGATGTTAAAATTAACGCGACTACTAAGACTGATACAGTGTCTATTAGCTCTGGTAATAAATGGGCACAAGTTAAAGGTGATAGTACAAATAAGACTGTCACTATTGGGCATAAAACTTCTGGTGTTGAAGTAGGTCAATATGGTTCTGATTCTAAGGTTGCTCAAATTACTGTGGACGAAGCAGGACATATTACCAATGTAGCAGAGCAGACAATTACTCCTGCTTCTATTGGTGCTGACCCCGCTGGTTCTGCGTCAAATGTACTTGGTACAGAAACTGATGATTCTACTAAAGCAACTGTTTATGGCGCAAAGAAAGTCGCGAGTGAAGCCTTAACTGCCGCACAAAACGCACAATCTTCTGCCGATAATAAGGTTGCTTCTGTTGGAGAAGGTAATAAGGGTGTTGTTATTGGCGGCACAGCAACCAATCCTACTGTTGGTATCAATCTATCTAAGGGCGTAGGAAATGCCGCTACAATCGCTTCTGATGGTCTAATGGTAACTATACCTGCTGGCGATACTTACTCTATGGTGAAAGCAGAAGCCCCATCCAGCGACGCTTTTGCTACTTACCATCTAACCAAAAACGGGGAAAATGTTGGCACTCCTATTGATATTCCAAAGGACTATCTTGTTAAGGATGCTCAATTAAAAACGGCGACTGGCAGTGACGCAACTGGTTTCCCTGCTGGCACTGAATACATTGATTTTATTATCAATGCTAAAGAAGGTCAAGGCTCTGAAAGCCATATTTATCTAAATGTTGAATCTTTGGCTGTTGTATATAGCGCGGGTAACGGTATTACCATTGACAATTCCAACAAAATTAGTGTTAAGATTGTTGCAAGTAATGGATTGAGTGTTGATACTAATGGCATTAAGTTGGCTGTTGCTACAACTGCGACTGGTGGCGCTATGTCCAGTGCCGACAAGACTAAGCTGAATGGTATTGACACGGGTGCTACTAATAACACTATCACGCTAAATGGCACGGCTGTAAAAAACCCATCCTTCTATGCTCCTATTGATAGTGGCACTGAAGGTCAAATTCTAACTTCTGCTGGTACTAATAAACCGCCTGTATGGAAACCCATGCACGAAATTGTTCATAAGTATACTGCTGTCAACAAAGCACTAACTGCAACTGGCGGTTCATTTACTTGGACAATTACATCAAGCGTTCATGGTATTCAAAGCCCTGCTATGCTTATTAACCTATACGAAGTAGCAAGTAATGAAATGGTGTTGGCTGATATTGCGGTTAATCCAACAAATTATACTATTACAATTAGAATTAACGATACATCTTCTGCTGGTACTCTTGAAGCAAGTAAGTATCGTGTTGTTGCTATTGGTTAATTTCTCCTTTCCCTCTTTTGCTTTAGGGTGAAAGAGGGAAATTTTTATTATATAAAGGAGAGAACAAAATGAAGAATTTAGGTTTATATAAAGATAACCTTGATATTCCTCGTAAACAAGATATTGATGTTGTAGCTTCTCGCGTATCTACTAATGAAGATAACATCGCTATGTTAGATTCCGATATGGAAACAGCGCAAGGTGATATTTTAACACTTAAAACCAATGTAACTGAAGTAACCAATGCCTTAACTTCAAAGCAAGATAAAATTGTTGGTGGCGCAAGCACTATCACTGACGCTAATCTTACTGCTAATCGTGCTTTGGTGTCAAATAGTAGTGGCAAAGTGGCTGTGAGTGCGGTTACTTCTACTGAATTGGGTTATCTTGACGGTGTAACAAGCAATGTGCAGACACAGCTTGATAGTAAATTAAGTGAAGCGCCCGTTCAATCTGTAAATAGTAAAACAGGTGCGGTTACGCTTACTAAAGCTGATATTGGACTTGGAAATGTTGACAATGTTAAGCAATATTCAACTTCAAATCCACCTCCTTATCCTGTCACTTCTGTTAATGGTCAGACAGGCGCGGTCACGATTGAATCTGATGTTCCTGAGAATATTGTCAGATATTACGATGTTGTTTCAACTGAAGCTGTGGAGGGGATAAATGCAGATACGCTTGAAGGGCATAAGGCTTCTTATTTTGCTACTGCGTCTGAATTATCTACCATCAATACTACATTAAATTCAGGTTTGTCAGCTATTGATACGCAAGTATCGGAACTAAATTCAGGTCTATCAACTGCTAATGGTAACATTAGTGCGTTACAGACCGCAATGAATGATAAGGTTGATAAGTCTGGTGGAACGTTAGAAGGCGCGTTGGTTGCACAGCGCAATACTAATTATGCTACTGCTCAAGTAAGAAATGTCATTATCTCGACTGCTGACCCAAGTGGGGGTAGTAGCGGAGATATATGGATAAGATATACGCCTTGAGGTGATTGCTATGGCAAATATCAAAACTGGCGATATTTTAGATTATAGTTACACTGGCGCTGTACAAACTATAACCTTACCCAAGGGCATATACAAACTCGAATGTTGGGGCGCACAAGGCGGTTATAGAAGTAGCAGTAGCTATGGTGGTCATGGCGGTTATTCAGCAGGTACTATTACTCTAAAAAAAGCTACTACGTTATATGTATACGTTGGTGGTTCTGGTAACACTGGCGGTACGTCAGGTGGCTTTAATGGCGGTGGTAAACGCAACACCTATAATGGTGGTGGCGGTGCTTCTGATATTCGCATTGACCAAGACAGTCTATATGCTCGTGTTATTGTAGCGGGTGGTGGTGGCTCTTGTGGCGCTTCAAGTAAAAAAGGTATGTATGGTGGTGGTGAATCTGGTGGTTCAACCACACAATCATACGGTTCTGGTGGTTATGGTGGCGCACAAACAGGAGTTTCCAATTCATCTTGGCAAACCAATGCACAATCCGAAAACACAAATTCGAAATCGGATTGTTATGCGGGATTTGGATTTGGCGGTAATGGTGTATATCGTTCGTCTGGTTATGGCGGTGCTGGTGGCGGTGGTTGGTATGGCGGTTCTGGCGCATATCCTGATGGCTCTGGTGATGATGACCGTGGGGGTGGCGGTGGCTCTGGTTATGTCTATACTTCAATCACAGCGGCTAATTATCCTACTGGATGCTTACTAAATTCAGAGCATTATTTAACTGATGCACAAACTATAGATGGTAAGACAAGTATGCCTTCTACAAGTGGTTCAACAGAAACAGGACATCAAGGTAACGGTTATGTGCGTATCACAGTAATTAAGGCTCAGTCTGTCAATGTGCCAGTTAATATTGGCGGTACTTGGAAAGATTCAGAGTCAATCCATGTAAATATTGACGGCGCTTGGAAAGAAGTAGAAGCTATATTTATTAATATAAACGGAACATGGAAAGAAATAGGGTAAGGAGGTAAAAATGGCGGCATATATTAAAACATTGAAAGATGCGTCTGGTGTTGACATTATTTATCCACAAACAAAAGTGTCCGCTGTTTTCACCGATGACAATAAAACAGTAGAACTTGCTTTACAAGAGAAGATGGATACCCAAACTGGCACTCAAGGGCAATTACTTGGTTTTATAGCAAATAATGTAGTTGGTGCAGTTAATGCCCCAGATTCTAAGTCTTATTATAATAGGCGATATAATGGCACTTTAGAAACAAGCGGATGGGTAAAACAAAGTGATAGTTTATACTATAAGCAAGTAACCATAGCTGGCATGACTTCTTCTCAATATCCTATTGTTATGCCCGTGTGGACTAATAATAGAACAAACGAGCAGTTGGCTTGGAATAGTCTAAACGCCGAGGTTGAATCTTTTGACGGATATGTTAGATTTTATGCTAAGACGCCAATTACAACCGCTGTTGATTTTGTTTTATTATTTGGTAACGTATAATAAATTTTATTAAAAACGAAATTAAGGAGTGATTACAATGGCTAACACAATTAAAGCCGCTGATGGTGGCTATTTGTTTAACTCCAAACAATTTGAATATAGTAAGGACAATCTTGGTAGACCAGTGCTTAATTTGAAGGGTAGTCAAGTGTCTGGTGATGGTGGCGGCGACTTCAAGGCTGATGGCACTGTTCCTATGGCTGGAAATCTGTATATGAATGGTAATAATATCATGGGTGTGAAATCTATTAGTAATACAGATAGTGGTATAGCTATTGAATCTGAAGTCAGCCTGAATAACCATAAATTCACAGATTTGCTTGACCCTGTTGACGCACAAGATGCCACTATCAAGAAATATGTGGTCGCTATTTTACCAGCGTTTACCGCTTCAGATAATGGTAAGGTGCTGGGAATTGTAAACGGCGCTTTGGCTTGGGTAGATAAGGCTTAATAGAAAGGAAGAAGATATATGGCTAAATACTGTGGAGGTATTGCTTTGGGCGAAGGTCTAAAGCTATTGAACGGTGTTATTTGCGGCACTAATGCCAAAACTGTTGATGTAAGTAAAGCAGTATCAACTTGTGGTCAGCTATGGGACGGTAATCTATTTGCCATTACTATTGTCAATGGTTACAAAGTTATTACACTTCATACAGTTGACGGCGAAGATGTTGGTGAACCTATTGTTGCTAAAGGTAACTGTGGCGTTGGTCTTGATGGTCGATTCTTTAAGCTGGTTAAAGGTAAAGTCAATCTACAAGACGGGTTTGTACTAACCGTTGTAACAGACCCCGCAACTGCAAGTGTTAAAGTTGTTGATTTCGATAATGTTGAAATCCAACCTATTGAAGAGAATGGCAAGACATTCTTGCTAAGTAGCATTGGCGATAGTTATGGTGTTAATGTAGAAAAAGATGGGTATGCTGGTAAGCACATTACTATTGTAAATAATAAAGACCAGACCGTAAATATTGAGCTTGTTGAAAATCCTAAAAGTTAATATATAATTATAGGGAGCTTAAACAATAAAATCTGTTTAAGCTCCCTATTTTTTTCGATTGTTACTTTAGAAGGTAAATAACATCTCAATTTCTGACCAAGACCGAGGATAAAGGTTATATTCGTTATCTTTATTCCACGGCTGACCAAATAATAAGCCAAATCTGCGAGTGCCCGAAGCCATAGTTCATTTGTGAACATTCTCGGCACAATCGTCAATAAGAACGTCACCTTGTACCAGTTCTTTATGCTGTGTGATGACAATGTGGTTATTGAACCAATCCGTAGATACGTCTAAGTTTCGCTTTAGACAAATCATCTTGTCGGCAAAGGCTGGATTGAATACATTGGACGCTGTGACAAAGTAAACTTCGTGCTCTCGGTTGAGCCAATCAAAGGCGTTTTTAGCACCGTCAATCAACGATACTTCTTCGTGCCAGAACGTGCAATCTTCAAGTTCAGCCCACGGATTGATATTCTTATATACGCTCTCAAACCAATGATAATGCGTTACATTTTCAAGAGTATACCTTGTGCCGTAGTGGTTATTAAGACGCTTGAGTAATGCTTCTTGAGTATTAAGCATTACGCCGTCTACATCAATTAAGATTCTCATGGGTAATATTCTCCTTCTTTTGAGCGTTTACCGCGTGAATTGGTTAGTAATGAGCAATTCCCAATAAAATATGGGCAGTGAAAGCAAGGCTTATCTGCTTTGCCGTCACACCATAATTCTAAAAAACGAGTGTGACCCGTTTTCTTCATTTTGCTAAAGCAACGATATCGTAAAATGAAACTGAAGAATGTTTTAAGCGTCTGTTTCATCATCAACTCCGAACATCTGACCATACCAGCCTTCTTCAGTGAAAGCCAATCTATTGTTATTATCAGTAATTACCTTGGGGTCATCTGGGTCAGTCATGTCCCAGTAATCAAACGCTACATTACAATTAAGGCAAGCAATAGCAGTATCTACCTTTGCGTTTACCTTTACGCCACAGCAAGGGCAAATATAAGACTTCTTCTGTGCAGGGGTGACTTCTGGGAAAGTAGTGTTGCGAGTATAGTCGCAGATATGCGGGTCTACAATGCCATCGTCAATAAGGGATTGAATGAAGTCGCAGAAAGCAGGAGTTGCTTCAGTATGACCCCAACCAATGCCTTGTGCCTTGTCACAGATAAGGTCACGGGCTTCGCACGCCTTCTTGAACTTCTTGTTATGGGACTTGCCCTTACAGTCAATGATACTATTAACCTTGCAGTATAGATGAATCATCTCGTGCATAAGGGTTTCAGCGGTCTGGTAGATACCATCACCAAGGCGTTCGCCAGCAATGCTAATTTCATACTTAATGTCGGTATCATCGTTGACATTAACATAAGTGTCATCCCAGAAGCATCCTGCGAGGTTATTGCCATTCTTCTTTGCGCCTACAGTAAGGGTGATGTAAGGCTGTGGGAGAGTAGATTCAAAATAATGCTCATTAAGGTGTTGGAATAAGGTTTCAAGATTTTTAATTACTTCATAACTTGTCATGGTTATTCTCCTTTAATCATTAGAAGTGATGGTTACGGGTGCAATCATTTCTGGCAGGAAGTTGACTTCATAGTGATACTTGTCAACGTAAGCGCCACTTACATCTTCGACAACGTAAATCGTCCAATCGTTAAGATATACAAGGTGCTTTTTGTAAATGCCCTTTCCAATTTCTACCGTGACTTCAAGTTCGTTGGTATCGTTGTTTGCAATGGCGAAGTTGCCGATAAGTTCAAATACAGGCTTGTCGGTACGAGCGTTAATGACTTCAAGTCTACGAGTTACGTTAAAATTGTCAGCTTCTTTTGAAATGTTGTATGCAACGCGGGTACTCTGACGGCTACAGCCAGAAGCGCATAGAAGGGTTGCACCAGCTAATGTGCCAGCAATTACACGTTTAATATTCATATAGATTTCCTTTCATTTAGGGGAGCGGTTCATTCCGCTCCCCTATTTTTTTCATCATCGTCATTAAACTCTAATAGACCATCGTCAAATCCATCATACCAACCCTTTTCATAAAAGATTTCCGCTTGAGCAATGAATGTGGATAGCAGATTTATAAAGAGTGCTACTGTTTCTTGGTCATTCTCAAGCGTCATGCCAAATAGTGACGCTTCTTTATCTGGAAGGTCGGTATCGGCAAGTTTAATGACGGCGTAACCAGAGTTGTTATAATTGAAATGTAGTGTGGGATAAATCATGGCTCATGTGCTTACTTTCCAGTAGAACCCAGTCCACCATTTCCTCTTGCCGTATCGCTTAGATTCTTTACTTCGTTGAAGTCAATCTGTTGGTATCTGCGAAGTTCCATCTGTGCAATACGGTCGCCCTTGGCAATGGTAAAGTCTGCGCCAGAAGTATTGAGAAGAATTACCTTAATCTCTCCGCGATAATCTTCGTCAATTTCACCGCCTACAGTAATAATACCCTTGCTTGCCAGCCCGCTTCTTGAACGAATCTTGAGCATGAAGCCTTCTGGCGGTTCGCAAGCAATGCCAGTGCCAATAACTGCGGTAGTGCCAGCGGGGACAATCTTATCTTCAATGGCATAAAGGTCACACAGACCAGCCTTTGCGCTACCATACTTGGGGATAATAGCGTCCTCGTTCATCTTCTTAATCTTTACCTTGACCTTTGCCTTGGTAAACATCTCAAAGGTCTGCGCGGTCATCATCTGTACGAACTGGGGAAGGTCTACTTGCATAGACTGACCGATTGGTGGTTCACCGCCCATTCGCTTGGGGTCGAAGTTTGGGGTTGCTTGATTGGGTAGAATGATTGACATAATGATTCCTCCTTAAATTTAGATGCATAAAAGAATAAGTGTGTACTAATTGTCTTTCCTTAGTACACACTTATTGTATCACGTTATTTACTTGTTGTCAATGGTTACTTCGTAAAAATCTTTCAAATAAGGGATTTTTTCAAGCATGGTGGAAACGAATACGCGCCACTCTGGAAGTCGATGATTTGCTCTTTGCTTACACATATTAAGTAGAGTTTCAAGGGAGCAATCATAGGTTGCTCGAATCATAAAGCCCTGTGGGAGCATATTACGAATCTCTTGAAAGATAACTGGGTCTTTAGTATCAAGATAGATTTCACGCAGACGGTTCAATTCATCAATCGTGCTATGCCACCACTCAGCATGAACAGGGTCTTGATAAGCCATTGCTTCAACATTGAAGTCAAGCATATAAAATTCTTCAGACACGCCCTTGTGCATAAAAGAGCAAGAATTACGAGCAGTAGCTACCTTGTATGTGTCAAATTCAGCCCATACATACGCGGGCATGATAATATCCATCTGAACGTGGATAAAGCGTAGGAACTTACGGTGTTCTGTGCCAGCCTTTACAAGACGCTTTGCAAGGTTAAGGTCAGCTTCGCCAAGAGAGAATGTGCCGTCTGGGTAGAAGTAGCTGTCTGACTTAGCCCATGAGTTTAGAGGATTTCGCATACCTCTAAAAGCGCCTTCCCAGCCGTAAGTTTGGATGTTATCAATTTTAATCATTGGGGATTCCTCCTTATAAGTGTTGTACATAGTTTTCTTTATGAATAGTGCTGTGTTCATCATTGTGGTGATTAACCCAAACAGTGCGAATAACAGCAGTACCATCTGCGTTCAAAATGATAGCGGCACAGGCGTCTTTATTAGGGAACTTATTATTCTGCAAGCGAACAACAATCTTAGTTACGCTACCGAGATTAAGTTCAGCTTCAATTACTTCACCGTGCAACATAGCTTTATAGCAATTACGAGGAAGGTGAAGTTCAGAAACGCGCTTGAAATAATGCCGTGTAGGGATAATAGTGTATTTCTTTCTCAAGGCGTACTGCACGGCGTATTCAACTTCATCACACCAGAATACATTTTTATTAAATGTGCCGTTAAGAGAGTAAAGGAAAGTGCTAAAAAGATAACTTTCAAGAGAACGAGATAAACTACTCCAAGTATACTGACTATCTCGAATTTGATGCTTCGTGCCGTTAATTTCAACATACGAGTCGTAAATGTCCACATCAAAAGTAATTTTCATTTTAATCTCTCCTTAAAAAACAATACTTCTTGTTCATATAGATAGTATATCACAAGAAGTATTGTAAGTCAAGGGTTATTTAGTTGTCAGAATTAAAAAGCGTAACGTTACAGTCAACCATAATAACGCGGTCACTTTCACCATAAGTATAAGATACACTATCCACACGAGCAGTTTCACAAGTGTTGGGTGAAGTGTAAACATATTCGCCTACACGCGGAGTAGGTGAACCGAGTGGCATTTCCCACTGTGCGTATACATAGTCGTTATATTGACCTGATTCTGCGTCAAGGTCAAATAGTCTGATTAGTATGTTCATTAAGTTCCCTCCATTAGAATAGGTTCTTTTTGATTGATAGACATACGAGAAAGGATGACACGTTGGTTGTTTGAACCACGCCATTTAAGTGTAAGGTCGCGCAGAGAATCAACATATTGTCCATCTACTACTACATCACATAATGATATTAGGTTTTGGCGATAGATTCTCATGTCAGATTCATCGTTCCATATATCTTCCCACTTAAAGCCAGTCCATAGCCATACTGTTTTGCCAAGGCTACGAGCGGTTAAAGCAAGTTGGTTCATAATATGAAAGCCTGTGCTGTCTTGACATAGTGGGTCGCCACCCAATAAAGACAGACCTGCGATATGAGGTTGACGTAACCATTCGCAAATTGTGTTAAATTCTGTTTCTGTGAATTGCTTTCCATTGTTAAAATCTTGCGCTTCTTTGTTGAAGCAGTTATAACAATGAAAATTACAACCAGATACGAAGAGGGAAACTCGTATTCCCTCCCCGTTAGTAATATCCATGCTTCTGATACTGCTATAATTCATTCTATCACTTCATTTCGTGGTTATCAAGGTGAACATAACGTTCTTTAATTTCTTGTGTACGTCCTTGATTCCAAAACTGAGAACCAATGTAGCCACAAGTACGCCGAGCCACATTCATCTTAGTCTGGTCAGTATTGCCACAGTTAGGGCAACGCCAGCTTAGCGTGCCATCATTATCTACAATCTCAATCTCGCCATCATAACCACATACTTGGCAATAGTCGCTTTTAGTGTTAAGTTCAGCATACATAATATTGTTGTAGATAAACTTAATCACTTCAAGAACAGCAGGAATATTGTTGGTTAGGTCGGCACATTCAATATAACTGATTGCACCGCCTTGAGACAACTTTTGATATTCAGCTTCGATGGTAAGTTTGCTAAAAGGGTCGATTTCTTCCCGCACGTTAATATGATAGCTATTAGTAATGTAATCTTTATCAGTAATACCTTCAATTACGCCAAAGCGTTTCTTTAGACACTTGGCGAACTTATAAGTAGTAGACTCGATAGGAGAACCATATGGAGAGTATGCAATATCTTCTGCTTCTTTCCATTCGTTACATTTATCGTTAAGATGTTGCATTACCGCAAGACCAAATTCCTTGCCCTTGCCATGAGAGTGGCTTTCACCAGTCATATACTTTACACATTCGTATAGACCAGCATAACCAAGACTTAGCGTACTATATCCACCATGTAGTAGTGGATGAATTGACGCGCCTTTAGGCAAACGAGCAAGTGCGCCATGTTGCCATAGAATCGGCGCTACATCTGAAGTAGCAATGGCAAGGCGTTCATGTCGGCATTGCATAGCCTTATGGCAAAGTTCCAGTCGTTCATCAAAGAGCTGCCAGAACTTTTCTTTATCACCCTTAGAAGAAAGGGCAATATCAGGAAGATTGATGGTTACTACGCCTTGGTTAAATCTTCCCCAGTATTTAGGTTTGTTGTCAGAATCGAGATAAGGTGTTAAGAACGAGCGACAGCCCATACAAGCAAAGACATTTCCGTTACCATTCGCATCAATTTTATCACGCTTCATGATTTTGGCAGAAATGTAATCTGGAACCATTCTCTTAGCAGTACATTCAGCCGCAAGTTTGGTCAACCACCAATACTGTGTGTTTGGCTCACAGTTGTTTTCATCGAGTACATATAACAACTTAGGAAAGGCAGGAGTTACATAATGTCCTACTTCATTCTTAAAGCCAATCATACGCTGTCTTAGAAATTCTGCGATTAGGGTTACTGTTTCTGCTCGATATTCAATATTGTCATTAATATACATAAATACACTAAGGAATGGTGCTTGACCATTGGTATTAGTCATGGAATTAACTTGATAATTGAAAGTTTGTACAGCGTCAGATACTTCTTTGTCTGTATCTTGACCAGCAAACGCTTCAGCGTCAAGTTCGTTCATACCACGCTTTAGGTACTTATTCTTATGGTATTCATAACTATCTCGTACAAATGGCGCAAGATGAGAAAGGTTGATGGAACAACCACCATAAGAAGAACTGGTGACAGCAGTAATAATTTGTGTAGCAATAGTAGCCGCTGTTAGTAGACGATGCGGTTTATCAATTTTTACGCCGTTAATTACTGTGCCATTTTGGAGCATATCTTCAAGGTTTACAAGTTCACAATTTCCAGTTACCATGCCGTTAGATAGTGTAAAAGTATGGGTAACTGGCTCTTCTACACACCATGCGTCCATAGCTGGATTGCACGTCTTAAAGCTGTTTTCTCGTCCTTGCCTGTTATCTTTATATTTTTTGTTGTAATGAGGTTTAATTTCTTTTACAGTCCACAGCCAATTTTTTGCCTTTTGTTCAATAATAAAACTATAAGTAGTAATAGAAAAATCTTCAACATAATTGCTATGTCTATGTTCTTCAAACTTACTACCAATATAATATCCAGCAAGTGCGGAAATTTCTTCAATCATTGCCATAAGACGATTGTCGGTGGTAGAAATACTATGACTATTCTTTCTTCCATCTGCACAATAATATCCGTGGAACAAAGCAATTTTTTGGTCAAGTGATAGCAACTTCCAAGCATTATTGTTAAGAAAAGATTGCTTAGAATATTCTGTACGATTATATGCTACATAATCATTAGAATTTGTTACTTGATAGTATTTGTAACCAGCTTTAATGAAGTATTCTAAATATTCGTTTTTATCGTTACATAAACGAACTTGAACACCCTTATCAGAACAATCGCATCCATCTCCAAGAACAAAGCCAAAACAAAACGCTCGTAGTTCTTCTAAAGTGTTGGGAACATAATTGCTTGCGGAGTCTGTTAATGGGAAAAGTTTGTCGCCTACTTGTAGATTGGTTGTAACTTCTCCTGTGTCTAAAATCCATCTATGGTTTTGTGTACAAGTTACGGTTTTTTCTGATTTTGGAGTCTTAAAAGTTACATCAAACATTTTTTGTTTGCCATACTTTTTTACTGTTGCTTCACGCCAAGCACCATTTTTATCTTTGACTTTAATTACTGTACCATCAGCAAAACTATTAAAGCTACGCACGCCAAGGTCAGTTACAAGTTTAGTGTCTCCTGAGAAACAATTATGAAGTGACTTCTGAGCGAAGTAGTCCATGTCGTGAAAATGCAAGATACCTTCATCGTGTGCCTTTACAATTTCTGGTGGTAGCAGAAAACGTCTTGCGATATCTGTGCTTGTGATACCAGCGATATAATCTCGCTGAGTAGTTACAATACGAGGATTTTTATTGCTATTTTCTGTATTCCAGTAATCGTTCTCACCGTCAATCAATTCTTTAATAGATTTATCGGTAGTGTTGCTTTCGCGTACAAGATGATGTAAATAACGATATTCAATATATCGCCGTGCCACATCTTTGTATCGACTAAGCATAAGTTTCTTGGTGACAATATCTTGAATTTCTTCAACAGTCATATCGGCTTCTTTACTGCTGATTTCAGTAGCAACCTTATTAGCAAAACCAGACATTTCATCTGTTACGGTAGAGTATACTTCTACAAACGCTTTGCTAATTGCCTTTACAATCTTGTCTTTATCAAATTCAACTTGTCTGCCATCTCTCTTAGTGACAATCATTGAACCACCCCTTGTATATAAATTTTATAGCCTACAATATCTTGTAGAATACCATAGTAACATAAAAATGTTACTATGGTATGAACAAATTGTAAACAAATTATGAACAATTATTACGATGTTCTATACTTTGCTTCATGTTCGATTTGTGCAATCTTCGGCAACAGAACTTCAAATAGAATATCAAGTTCTTCAGCATAACTGAAATTACTACCACGAGCAGGTGGCGCATCTATAATATCACGATAAGTCTGAATCAGCCAATGGTATAATAGTTTATCTCGTTCATAGAAGAATTGCGTATTAAAATAGTTATTTATATCTTCAAAAGTATCAAAAGTAATAAGAAAATTTCTTTTTCCAAATTCATCAAAAATTTTTTCATCACCAAAATTGACTTCATCAAAGTTTACAAATCCTTTGGCTATACGGTCATCAATGTACATTACTTCAAGTCCTCATCAAAACCGATAGCCATTACTTCTTCAGCCCTGACAAAGACATGATGACTGTTACTCCTTTCGATAATCCAATAATCTTCATCATGTGGCAGTCTAAACTTTACTACATCGTAAAGAGATAATGTGCCATTCTTCATGATGATTCTAAGTTTTTGTGGCTTATTCATCACTTACACCTCACTTCACGCTAATGCTCTTGTTCTCCACCAGCTTAACGCCATGTAGCGGAGTACCGCTCTGTACCATTTTTTTGAGGTCAGTCTTGCTATACTTATAGGTTTCAACCTTAGTGCATAGGTCTTTGTGGAACTTGAGAAATTCTTCTTCATTGACTTCGGTACTTGTAGACTTACGGAAAGAAATCTTGCAACGTGCGGTTTCAAACTTGCTACCTTGCAGGTCATCAGATAGTATAGTCTTTAGGCGATTGATAAGATTTTCCTTGACTTTACGGCGCTTTGCAAGGTTGACTTCTTCTTTCTTGATAGCGTCACATTCGGCTTCAACAGACTTAATGTAGCAAGCGATGTTTTCAATCTTTTCATCATGTGCTACTTGAAGCTGGTCAAGTAGCGACATATCGGTAAGGATTTCGCCAGTTTCTTCATCAATCTCGATGTTGTTCATAAAGTCGAGAATTTGAGAGTTAATGTCATATAGTGTCATTTTGATTCCTCCGTTAAATGATTTTACAGTTCTACGTTTTCGATTTCAGCGCGTACTTCAAGCGTATACAGATACTCGCCCATTACATTTGCTCGATGCTCAAGAAGTTCAATAGGACAAGTCGGCTCAAAGTCAAGTGTTCCAGCTTTATACTTTACGAGCATACGATGTAACTTAGTGTACTTATCCTTGAGTTCGTGATACTCAGTAATCATACGGCTTACATAAGCAGGAATTTCTTCTGTAGGTTCATCCTCAGTAGGCTCGTTCTTGCAATCACAAGAGTCGTCACAAGGAACAATCTCAAAATCAAAGTCGCCGTTTCCGTTTTCTGGGTAATCACCTGACTTGATGTTGTACATAGTGAATTTCGGCATACATACAATAATATTGTGAATCTTACCGCTGTATGGTATGTCGCTTGCGTTGAGTCGTTCAATCAGGTCGTCAACATCAATTAGTCTCTTCATCTGTGCTTTCATAGCGCTTTCTCCTTGTACTAATCTTAATACACTTGTGTCCACCGTGTCGTGTGCCGTTGATTTTTACTTGTTTCTCAGTTACCTTTTCGATAACGCCTTCTTCAAAGTTGGCTGAAGTCTGAATCTCACAAATATAAACAACTGTATCTCCGACACGAAGTTCTTTACCAAAATAATCTCGTGCCATAAAAGTTATACCTTTGCATATGTTTTCTCGAACACATCAGGTTTGCATAGGTAGTATTCGCCGTTTACACCCTTGATGATGTAGTCGCCAGTAGATGCCAGCATAGCTCCCTCAAGAGTTAAAACAAGGAACATTTTCTTGTTCTCACTCCATACGACATTCATTCCACAAAACTTGTCGATTTCCGTCTGGTTCTTGCCTGTCCATTGGACAGCTTCGATAACTACGGGCTTCTTACGATATTTCATAATCATTCTTTTTACTCTCCGAAAATCATAACATAGTTACTTCCATGTTCGGGGTCATGTGTACTCAGCCATTCTTCAAATTCCTTGTTAGTAGAACAGCGATATAGCATATTCTGCGTTTCGTTCAAGTTCTGGCGAATTGTATCAAGGTCTTTACGAACACCATTAATTGACTCAATAATATATTGACGTACTTCTTTACTAATCATTGTAGTTCTCCTTTCTAATACCAACGCCAGCAAATCTTAGAATATCATACAAATCGTTGTCAAAATTGCCTACATAATTGCCATTTTCATCATAAAGATTGTATGCAACATAAGGCTTTGCTGTAATACCAGTAGCATCACGCAGTTTGGTGAGAAACTCTTCGTCAACGCCATCATATTCAAGATACTCGTTTAATTCATTAAATTGTTTTTGAGAGATTGTTCTCATTCTAATTCCTCCTGCAAGTCCATGTTTACTGTTTCAGTACCACAAGCGTTCGGCAGTACCTTGTACTCAAAGCCATACTGCTTTTCATACCCTTGTAGTACACCTTCAATAGCTTCATAACCTGTATCGAACCTATGAACATCATGGTTTGCCTTGTCGATTAGCTGTTCTGGGTCAATTTCATCTTCACACTCAACGATGTGATAGTGTTTAGTTAGTTCAACAATTAGATACTTAGCCATTGGTTTCACCTTCATTTGAAGAATTTTGTAAGTCGTTAATAAACGCCACAATCTTATTATAGCACCCGTTACATACACAACTGTACACCTTATCAACAAAACCCTCATGTTTTTTCGTCATGATGTTCCAACTCATGCACATCGTTCTCGCATTCATTTCTTTGCCACATACATCGCAAAATGTCTTAGTCATTTTTTTCCTCCTTTAGTGTGTCGATAATATTGGCGATTTTCTCTGTACAATCTTTACATACTTCTGGACAGACTTTTACCCACGGAGTACGAAGCGTTCTGTTTTTGCTGGTAATCGCAACATTGTATGAGTTCATTTGCTCAAGCGCGGATAATTCCTTTCCGCATATATCACAGAATGTTTTAGTCATTGTGGCTCTCCTTTCCATCTAAACAGCTTCTCTGTTTATTTAACTTTCTTAAAAACCATAATTGGTTCTTTGTTTACAATTTCACCTTTCTCATTATTATGTGCCATTCCATACTGTTTCTTAGGAATTGTCATATCAAAAGTTTCTACATACTCAAAGCCAGCAACCATGCTAAACGCTCTAAAGAAATCATCAAAACAAGGTTCTTTCTTAGACAGATTTTTAATGTTAATCATTGCATATCCACCAACCTTGAGATATGCGTAAGTGTTCATTACTGTTGGCTCTACAAACTGTACGACCCAATTATAATAATTGTTATAGTTATAAGTGCTTGCGCTGTTATCGTTAGAATACTTTTCAAGATTGAAATATGGGGGTGAAGTAAAAGAAACATCAAATGTGTTGACTAAAGAAGGTACAAATACTTCACTTCCTTGACAATACAATCCACACCTCTGATTGCTTACAAGTTGGTTATTGTCTTTAAGCCATTGATAATAATTTTTAAGCTGTGACATTAACTTCTTGTTAGGGTCAAAACCGCAATAGTTATGACCACTTAGCAAAACTGCGGACATTCTTGAACCGAAACCAGCGCTTGTGTCAAGACAATTAAGTTGCCCCCCCCAAGTCATACCGTTCGTAAATATCTTTAGCTGTTCTTACAGGGAAATTTGCGACTTTTCTTACCCACGACATTGAATTGCGAAAGCAGGACTTGACATTTTGGATTTCATTACCTGTAAAAAACTTAGGCTTTGAAGCAATATACGCAAGAATCTTTTCCA